TATATTTAAGAAAAAATATATATTGTTATGTATAATGGAGCGAATATGTTGTACGATACTATTAACAATAGTAATAACCAGTGTAATTATGCTAATAGAAAATAAATCCAATTTTTCAGATGTTGTAATTATTCCATTAATTTCATCACTAATAATGAAATATATATATGGGGATTGGGATTCTGGATATTTATGGAGCATATCAGATATATTCTATTGGATAACAATTATAGGAACAAGTTATATGACAGTTATATCATATAAAAAATTGAAATAACAAATGAAAAAAATATAAACAATAATTGCCTATTATTACAATGTCATTAGTCTCGTTAACCAAGAATCAAAAAGACAAATTGTTGGAAAGACTTCCAAAATTAGAACTTTCTTATGAAACAATATCGCATAATAAAGTTTGTAATTCTTATAACATTTGTCTAGCTATACCAACTGGGAAAAAGGTATTTCTATGGTTCACATTCTACAAAGAATATGACATATGTTATATGTTGGAATGTAACAGAGAGAAACAAATAACGAATGTGACAAAAATGCCTTTCAAATCTAATATGAAGTTATCACTAGGAACGATTCTTTATGGTACAATGATAAAAAATGATGAAACAGGAGAATATAAAATAATTATTGAGGATATGCTGTATTATCAAGGAATTCCTACCAAACATTATCCGGTGTATCATGTCTTTCATACATTAGACAACGTATTTCAAGGAATTACATTATCAAATAGAACCCCGCCGATATACATGTGCAATATGTGGGAAGTAAAGTTAGAGGATAATCAGGAAGGATACCCATCAACAATAGATGATAAAATAGCACCGTCTATACAGTATCAAACCCATCATCTACAATATAGAAGTGCCTACATTAAAATGCCATATATTAATGTGTCTATCGCTAGAAAAATGAATATAGTATCACTTCACAGTGAGCCAAAACAAACAGCAGCATTTCCTATTTATATTTGGAAGCCATATAGGATGACTATGACGAAACCACAATATAAATATAGAGCAATATTCCAGGTATGTGCTGATATTCAATACGATATTTATCATCTATTCGCATACGGAAGAGACAGCAAACCATTATATTATAATCTGGCTTATATACCAAACTACAGAATCAGTGTGTTATTAAATAAAATTTTTCGAAAGATAAAAGAAAACGAACATCTAGATTATATAGAAGAGAGTGACGATGAGGCAGATTTTCAAAACGTAGAAAAAGATAAATATGTTGATCTTCATAAAAAAGTGTTAATGGAGTGTGAATTCAGTAGAAAATTCAAGAAATGGATACCATTGAAGATAGCTCCAAGGCATTCAAAAATAGTTCACATAAATAAGTTGTAAACCCTTGAAGATAAATATGGAATGATAATATAGATAGATGTTTTCTATAATATCTAATATTGTTAAGAAAAAACTATTTTTTACGTCTAATAAAAAAGGATATTGTGGTTTGACATGGAAGCAAATACATCAAGACGTATTATTTATTGCTTGAAAAATATTTTGTCATCAAAGACAAAAATGCTTACAATAAACACAAGGATAGTTATGTAGGCAATACTAACGTAGCTCCAATTGTACCAGTTATCAAGTGGAATATGGTCTGGCATATATTGTGATGTTTTATCTAAATAAAAACGGAAATCCATCAACGATTTGAATCCAATAGCAATAGACATTAGAAATATAGCAACTGCCAATATTTTGACAATAGTGGTTGCAATAGGAGTTTTTAGCCCTTTGCTAAATCCAATAATAGCTACAGCGATAGATGATGTTAAAAACATATTTCGTTGGCTTGATAAAGCACCATTATATACTGCGTGTGGGTTGTTTGAAAATTCCATTATAATATAGTCTAAGAAACTATATTATATCAATATGTGGTTAGTCTGAACCAAAATCAAATAATGATGTATCAATCAAACACTTTTTGGATGCTTCATCTTCATCGTTTTTTTTTCCGTCTTTTGTTTTTTTGCTTGTTGTTTTTGGATTATAGATGGTCTTCCATGCGTCATTATCTTGTTTCCAGTCAATTGACATATCTTGGTATTTTATATTCGTTGCTTGTTTAATCAGATAATTACATTTCTTATAAAAGCGTTTACGCTGCAGCCATTGTTTTTGGAACGGTTCATGTTGGTCTACAATATCTACAATGACAGGGTTTTCATGTTTCACTCGTAGAATGCGTCCAACAGATTGAGTAATGTCGGTCTTAGGTGTAACCATAACGAGTGTAGAAAGGGTCTTTATATCAAGTGCTTCCGCAGCCATAGCATATGTAGCTAATACAATTTGTTTAGTTTCAGTAATTTGAAGATCTTTTTGTTTCATTCCACCAACATAATATCCTACTGTAGCAAATCCCCCGTCTGTAATTTTTCCATGTAACGATGTAAGAAGCGAACGATTATGACATAAAATCATAATTTGTTTGGTTACATCTTCTTGAATGAGGTCTTTTATAACTTTCGAGATGAAGAATGTTCTTGGCTCATAAGCGCATAATTTTGTAATCATCGTGCTATACTTTACGTTTCCTCGAAAATCATATTCTACATCATTAAACTCAGTGTCATTCGTATGATATTGTATAGCACGCACACATACAGGGTCGTCATCTTCACGTTCTTCACTGTATATTTTGTCACCTATAAACATAAATAATACTTTGGCTAAACCATCTTTTCGGTCAACTGTAGCAGAAATGCCTAACATATATGGGGTTACTGCTTTGAAAAGGGTCTTTGAAAATTGTTCGCTACCAATTCTATGTACCTCATCAATTACAGTAAGACCAAACGAACTAAACGCATCTTTGCCGTAATCCTTATCGTAGAGAGATTGTAACATGCCAATAACAATGTCCTTACCCTCAATGTCAAATGTTTGTCCTTGTATCTTTCCAATTTTAGTGCCTGGCAAGAATTCTTCTATACGTTCAATCCATTGATTCATCAAGAATTCTTTATGAACGATAATGAGTGTTTTTTTATGCAGATCCGAAATAATTTTCAATGCCATTACTGTTTTACCACGTCCACAAGGAACCTCGAGTATTCCGCCACTCGCTTTATGGTCTGAACCATCGCATATAGGTGTATCGCAATAATTCTCATATGTATTTATAATATTTGTTTGATAATCACGCAATGTCTTGGAGAATTCAATATCAATATCATCGCCTTTTTGAAGTTCTGATTTGTCAGGAAGACCATAACGATGTATTCCATAGAAACGCGGAATATACATTTTGTTAGAGCTTTCGCGATATACAGGAAACGCCGTTTCATCATTTCCACCTGGTGCTCCAAAATTCATATTCATAGATGCTGGTTTCATAAAGAGTTCTTTTTTAAGAAACTCAATGTCATCATTTGTTAGCAACGATTTAGAGATGGTATATCCTTTTTTCCCAAGGTATGAATTCGCCCGGATAGTTTCTTTGTATCCATCATCTAATTTCAAAAAGTGGTCTTTGATATTAGAATTTTTCTTCTTAGGGGGCATCACTTACAATATAAGATATAAATACTTTTTAAATCACTTATCATTTAGGACTTCTATCAATTTTGTAAAGGGACAGAGATTACAAATAGAAAAAAATAATAATCTATATTATATTATCAAATGCAAATCCCAGGAATGTTAAAGACTTTAACCAAATTAGACCTCTCTGTTTTAGCCGTCTTCGTATTATACCTAGTATTCCCTATGAACGCACCTAATATGATGGCAAATATGGTGGATTCTACTTTAGGAATGGTTGCCATATTCGCAGTTGCGGTCTTTCTGTTTTACTATGCTAATCCAGTATTGGCGGTAGTATTCTTGTTTGTTGCGTACGAATTAATGAGACGTAGTTCAGCGCAAACTGGAAAGACTGCTATAGCAGTTCATACTCCTACTCAAGTGAAAAAGGATATAACCATGAAAGCAATGAACCCCCCAAAGAAAGAGACATTGGAAGAAGATATTGTCGATAAGATGGCACCTATCGGCCATAGCGACATGAGTGTGTATAATTCTACTACATACAAACCCGTTGCTGAGGATGTCGGGACCGCTTCCATGTATTAAACATTATATTTTTATCGAAATAATAAGATGAATTTTTCGTTTATCTTATTATTCATTTACACCGGTTACATCATTAGTCGCTCGAATATTTTTACTAGCATCTGCGTGTAATTTCACAGAGCGAGTAATTAAAGCACCTATATACATTATTAAAGAGCCTGCTGTTATTCCTATCAAAGCTAAACCTGTACTATTTTTTGCTTTTTCTTTGATAGACGGCAAAAACGCAACAACCAATCCTGGTACCATAATTACCAAAAATAAAATGATTGCCATAATGGTAGCGGTAGTTTTGCTTACCCCATTGCCTTGAATTAAACTGGCATCAGCATTCATAGCTTCATCCATGTTGGGGTTCAGTATAGATTCGGGGTCAATAGTACCTTTTTTCCCATTAAAAAGCATTGTAGATAAAAATGTGATATCGTCACTGAAAATGCGAGAACTTATTAGAGATGCCGACAATATCGTAATAACGAGCATACTCATCATTGCTAGTGGCGAGATTATATTGTAAGATATTACTAGAATATTAAGCACCAGGAATCCAATAATTAATTTACTGTTAATCGCGAAGAGAGCATTGCTACGAGATATGTCTAATACATCTTTCGGTATGGGTGTTCCATCTTCTTTCTTTATTTTAGTTCCTAGCAATACAAGATCGATTACAGCGTATTTATAAAGCGGTGGTATATTAAAATAAGAGAATACTGTAATCACGGCAAATATGGCAAAATTGGTTACCATTAATGAATTATCATAATTGCTTTTATTGTCCATAATGTCACTATTTACGGGAATCACATATGCGTCATCTTCATCTTTTGTTTCGCCTGTAGGATTACAGTCAATGTAAATTTCATCACCAGTATCGTTGCGGATATATTCACCTAATATAATACGATAATCACTATTGTATACATCATTGAACATAATTTCAGATGTATTTTCTTCTTCCTGTAATTGATTTAATCTCTGTTTCATTTCTTCGGTAACATATATGGGAGTAGTAAATACAAACACCTTTTGATTTCCACTCTTGAAATAAATAGCTTCTCCATCATTGTGAGGACTAGGAATAATGTCATTAAGCTTCAAAGAAAAAGCATATGATGTAGGTTCTTCTTCAATGAACTTGTCGAGAACCTTTGCTTCTGAAGCAGAACTCCGTTGATTTGCTAGAAAATAGCAAGAATAAGCAGGACTTCTATCTGTAACAGATTCATGTTTTATAATTAACTGCCCGCATACATAATTAGCGATTCCACTGCGTAAGTTGTCTACTTTATGTATTTGAGGGGTTAGATAAAAATGTGAGTTCTTGTATTTTGTTTCAACACCATTATCAATAAAGGTAACATTCGGTTCAATGCCAACATTTACTGGAACATTAATGCCTTCTGTTGTATCAATTTGACTATAATAAATACTAGTATCATAATGGTTATATTTATATTGAAATTCACTTGTGCCATCGTAGGTTTTGCTTTGAGTTTTTTCAATACTATTTAAATCGAATGACATAATACACTATATATAATCTTATATAGTTTATTTTTTACAATAAACCAGTAGTTTTTACTAAAGCTGGGGTATGTATTGAAAACTGCTATTCTCATAAATAGTAGCACGGAAGGTGTCATTATAACCTTCCGCAAATACAGTATCGCCATTCATGATTTCATCACAACCATATTCTCCAGAACAGCTTTTCCCATTTACACTGATAGGGAGTTTCGTATTCACAAAACCAGTGTTCGACATACTATAATATCGCCATTTGTCCCTCCCACTCATTAACCGGCGTCCCATAAGAGGCAGAATAAGGTTCTCGCCATTCATAGAGTCTTTTGTTAAAATACCCATTTGTTGATATTCGGTATTCAGACCACGAGTTTCGATATTAACAGGTATTCCGCGAATATCTCCGCTATCAGGGGCATGGTATAAACCTGTTTTTTTTAGAGGAGGTGCGTAAGGGTCGTTTAATGTGTCTCGCCGACTAGACACTCCACCAGTATTCAAAAAAGGCATATCATCTGGCTTTACAACTACTATCTTTCCATCTAAAGTTTGATTGTCAGGTTCTCGACGAATACCTTGGAAATAAAGGAAAACAATAATGCCAATAATAATAAGTAAAAATAACAGGGTAACATTTTCAATACAAATCACTCCAGGCGCACATTTTTTTGGCATTGCTATAAAATAGAGGAAGATAAATAAGAATCGTTATACAATATTTTTTATTTATCCGGTAAAGGCACGAAGCATTTTCTTACCACCTTGTCCCATTTTCTTAGGACCACTGAGGTATAAATCTTTAATTGGTCCATTCATTGTGTTCTTGTATTCATCTGCCTTGTATGGTAGGACAGATTGTTTCAATCTTCTACAGTTGTAACATTTATCGCGAATGTCTTTTGGGTAATGTATAATGTGGAATCCAGCATAATCAATTACTTTGCGATCAACACTTTCTAAAAAATTCCATAAACCTTTTTCTGCTTCCCATATAGCATTATTGAAACCGCTACAAATCCAAGCAATAATAAACCATATTTTTACAAGAAAGAAGTAGATAAGCTTTCCTAATATTTCTAATGCATAATACCAAAAACAATCTGTAAAATTTTTCAAAAGCTTGACACTGCACTTTATATTAGTGGCTGTATATTCTGCGGTATAATCAATAAGTGCCCCTAAACCAGTGAATGTATATTTGACACCTTTGCCACCATCGACAAAAGTAACGCCTATTCCTTCAAATATTTCTATCATTCCTTGACTCAAAAATCCAAAGCGCTGGATAACTGTTTTAAGAGGCTCAACCGATAGAAATCCTTTCATCATATTAGACGGTTTCAAAGCATCACCTATCTTGCTAATTGGTTTAATTAATTCTTCAAACCCTTCGATATTTTCATGTGTGTCAAGAGTTACCATTAATTTTTTTAAAATACTACTATACAATTATATTTTAAAAAAATCAGTGTCAAATTAGTATTCTGGCGCACGTAGATGTGAATATTTACTGACAAATGATTCGGCTTTCTCTAAAAGGGGGTTCATTTTTTCCACATTCTCTAATATTTGGTTCTGTATTTTCAAGAATTCAGGATATTCTTCCTCCAATTCTTTTATAACTGTTTCGTTATCGCGTTTAGTATACTCCTTCATGGTTTCGCCTTTATTACGCAAAGGCTCTGTATCTTCCGTTGTCTCTTTTTCTTCTTCATCCCTGTCTTTATTTGTTTCATCTTTCTTAGATTTCTTAGATTTCTTAGTTTTGTTATTTTTCATGCCCTCAACACCAGGTCTTTTAACTACTTTGAGTGCGTTAGACAATACAACCGCAATAAAAATAATCACAATCATATTTTTGCTAAAGAAAGAAGTGAGAAACCCTATAAGGAAAAGTAAAATGACAGAAGTAGGGTCTTGATTATTTGCTGAATTAATAATATCAAACACGGCAATAAACACCATAACATACAACAAAACCTGATTAGTTAGCAATTTATTATTTGCTTGTAATTTGGTAAATGCTTTTTTCAAAGTGGATATCATAGTAATAATTATTTTTATATATTACTAATATAATTTTTTTCAGTCCTCGGAATCCTCTTCAATATTTTCTTCGTAACAACTAGGTGTATCATTGCCTACAACCTGAATGCTTTCATCAGAACTTAATCCATCTTGATAACATTTGGGTATGTCTCCACCATATATATCAAGGACTTCTTTTACAACTTCCTCACGCTGAATATCATCACTTTGAAACTCAACACTGCTTATACTGGAAGAACGCTTACCCTTGAACTTGTTAAGGAAATCTTCTAAACCATTCATTTCATTCACGCGGTCATGTTGGTCTAGATCACCGGTAATAACTAGACGACTATTTTCACCTAGACGAGTCATTAACATTTTCATTTGTGATACAGTCGAATTCTGCATTTCATCCGCAACAATCCAACAATTTTTGAAAGTTCTTCCTCTCATGTATCCTAGTGGAGAGATTTCAATAATTTTTTCTTCTATTAATGCGGTTACCTCTTTGGGAGTGATAAATTGATATAAGATATCATAAATAGGTCGAATCCAAGGGGCCATCTTTTCTTCTAATGTGCCAGGCAAAAACCCCAATTCTTCATCAACGGTTACTGAAGGACGTGTGAAAATGAGTTTTTCACAATTGCTTAATAAGAAAGAACGGACTCCTTGTTCGGTTGCCAATAAAGTCTTTCCAGTTCCAGCTGGACCAGTAGAAACAACAATTTTTTTATTCTTATTTTGAAGCATGCGATAATAGTATTTCTGACAATCATTTTTTGGTTGAGTAAACTTGGATTCAAACTCTTTTTTTTCTTTGATAGACAAATACTGTATGTTCTCATACAATGAGCGCTGTTTTATAACATTTTCACCTTCAATGTCATGTTCTTTCTTAAATTCATACATAATTTCTTTTTCATTCTGTTTTTTGCTCTTTCTTCCGCGTCGTTTTTGTTCTGGTTTTAGTTCACCAACATAGTCGGATTCATCTAATTTTGTAAAAACTTGCTTCATTTGTATATATTACCAAGATACTAAATCTATTACAAGAACATAATGTAAGATTAGCCTGATACAAAAATAGTGTAGCAAGACATAAATGCGTAATCAATGTTATTACAAAAATTACATATTGATTTTTGTAAATACAATTCTAAAAATGAAATAAAATCTTACTACTATATTATTTAGGCACGGATGTCTGATAACTCTACTGTTACAGCAAATGTGATTGAACCGTTGTTAGTACCAGACGATAACCGCTATGTTATGTTTCCAATAAAATATAATGACGTATGGGAAATGTATAAACGTTCGATTGATTCTTTCTGGCACACAGGAGAAATATCACTCGCACAAGATTTAAATGACTGGAACAAGTTAAATGATGACGAGCGTAACTTTATAAAAATGATCTTGGCATTCTTTTCAAGTAGTGATGCCCTTGTAACTGATAATCTTGGTACTCGCTTCATGAACGAGGTTCAAGTGTCAGAGGCAAGGGCGTTTTATGCGTTTCAAATAGCGATAGAGACAATTCATTCAGAGATGTATAGTATCCTGATTGATACCTATATCAAAGACAATGAAGAAAAAACAAAATTATTCCAGGCTACTACTAATTATCCCTGTATTCAAAAGAAATTTAAATGGGCGGAGAAATGGTTAAATGATAAGAGAAGCAACTTTGCCACTAGATTAGTTGGTTTCGCACTAGTGGAGGGATTATTCTTTTCCTCTTCATTTGCTGCTATTTATTGGATAAAGAAACGTGGATTGATGCCCGGATTGACTTTTTCGAATGAATTGATTTCTCGCGATGAAGCACTGCATACAGAATTTGCCATTTTATTATATTCCAAAATCAACAAAAAGATTCCTAAGAAAAAGTTGTACGAGATAGTAAAAGAGGCCGTAGAAATAGAAAAGGAGTTTATTACCGAATCAATCCCATGTAGGATGATTGGAATGAATTCTAAATTAATGTGTCAGTATATAGAGTTTGTCGCTGACCGGTTATGCCTACAATTAGGTTATGATAAGCTATATAATTCAACTAACCCATTCGACTTTATGGAGTTGATAAGCATTGAATCTAAAGTGAACTTTTTTGAGCGTACAAACGCAGAATATGCCCTAGCAAACAAGACCGTAGATGAGGGTGTCTTTGATTTTGATGGCGATTTTTGATTGTTTTTGCGATTTTGTAACTAATTAAAATAGTATCCCAACACGGATAATATTTTAAATTTGATAACAATCGTGATGAAAAAGACAATAATTATAAGAATATTTCATCCAGTATTTTGCGGTTATTTTTTGTATCATTATAACCTTGAACGTAGAGCTCTGTTAGATTGACATTTAGTTTGTTCATCTGTAAAGCATTTTCTATAAAGCTAGATGAGGTATATGTTGAATTCCACATATCAGGGCTAATTATAAAAGTTGGTGTAGCGTTCAGATAAGGGTGACTAAAAAACCCTCCATCAAAACAACATTTTTGTCTATAAAAATACAATAACCCGCCTGTAATAAATGGGATATGGGAACTAGCCACACAACAACGTACAGCGTCTGCGATGTCATCAAAATCATTATAAATAAATAATTTGAAACGTAATAGCCATTTCAACACACTTACACCGATGCTTATCTTATTCAAATCAAAATCACTTGAATTATAGTTTTTTAATATCAATGATGCCATAATATCTTCTATTTCAATTATAGAGGTCACATTATGTATATTAGAATCCAGTAATTTATTCACAAACTCTGTGGTATTGCCTTTATATGCCAAATATAAAGAATTCCAAGCTCCTGCTGACGCACCACTATAAATATAATCAGAAATATTATAATGTTCTTTTAAATATGAACTCACACCCAATAGGTAAAATCCATTCAACCCTCCTGGCGTACTTACAATCAATTTATCAATTTTTGACGCATGTTTTATTTTGTATAAAGGTTTGGTTGTCTCTATTTGTAAATTTCGATAAATACCAAAAAAAATATTGTACGTAAAAAACGCATTGCCTTGTAAAGCCATACACATAAATAACAAAGAATAAAAGTTAACCAGAAATACCATGTTATACTATGCGAACAATTTATTTTTATTCATCAACTGAAGCGGTTTCTTTATAAATATCCAGACTCCTCGCACTCGAATCGGTAGCATCAATATACTTAGGCATCCAGAAATAAGGGACAATTTTTCCGCACCCAGCATAGTGTTTTTCAAATATTTTTCTATAATAACATTCTTCAATTGTTCGAGGCGTTAGATGACTTTCTAACTGTTGTTTATTTGAGTCTAATTTTATAAATCGATTTACTATTTGGTGGTCACTTAATGAGGAAGAATTTGTAAATTCTAAAATATCATTATCAGGCACAACTTTATCCCTAATTTTATCGCAAATCACATTTTTTGTGTCTTTTTTTAGAGTAGACACTCCATCGCTAAATGCTTCTTTTCTTCGCCATAAGATTTCTTGGGGCAATAATTGTTTGCCTTCTTTGTTTTTATAAAAGTCTATACTGAAAGCTTTTCTAATCAAAAACTTTTCTATTTTAAATTGATTGTAACGAATGCATAATGGTATAGACAAATAGAAATTCACCCATGTCCTATCAAGGAAGGGAGTACGTGGCTCTAAACCATGACTGGAAATAGACTTATCTGAACGCAATACATCATACATATAAATATCTTTTAAAAGACGTTTACATTCTTTGTCAAACTCGAATGGATCGTCAGCATATTTCATGTATAAATAACCTCCCATCAATTCGTCAGAACCATCTCCATTGAATATAACCTTCGCATCACTATTTTTTGAAATATACTGTGACACTAACCAATTGCCAATGCTTGCTCTCACTGTGGTGGTATCATAACTTTCAATATCCTTTATAACCGACTCAATTGCGTTTGTGAAGTCATCCTCTGATACCACAACTTGTGTATGTTTTGTCCCTAAGTAATCAGCAACTATCTGTGAGTTCTTTAAATCTTCAGACCCTTCCAGGCCAATGCTATATGTTTCCAATTGCCCTAGGTTATTTTCTTTATGATATTCATTTACCAATGCGGTAACCAAGCTACTATCTAGACCACCTGATAAAAGACATGCTATAGGACGGTCTGTTGTTACACACCTTTTATAAACAGCTTCTTTGAATGTCTGATTAATTTTACGATAATACTCCGATTTATCTGTAGATTCAAGTGGTTTGAAAATGTCATGCGAAAAACCATATGTCTGGTAGATAGATGTGTTTTTGTAACTCCAATAGTTAGATGTCTGAAAAGGCAATTCAAATGTCATAATTGTGCCCGGAGTAAATTGATGAATTTTGTATTTTTTGTGGTTATTTGATTGAAGTTTAAGGCAATTCTCTTTTTTGGCTATTCTAATAGACTGGTAAGATTGTTCCAATTGTTTCCATATACCATATAATGTTTTCATTTCACTACCAAACGCATATATTTGTGGTTCATTGTTGTTTTTATTATCAGGCTTCAAATAGTATAGAGGTCTTACACCATATGGGTCTCTTACTACGTATAATTTTGTATTATCATTACTTAGTCGGTAATCAATCAACGCAAAGGAAAATACACCATCTAATAGTCTAACTGTATGCTCGATTCCATACTTTAGATATAAATGGATAATTATTTCACAATCAGAATTTGTTGAAAGTACAATGTCGTTATTTTCATTGCTTAGTTCATGTAATTTTTTATAGTTGTATATTTCCCCATTACATATTAATGCGACATCATTATAAACGATCGGTTGGTGAGATGCTTCATCTATTCCATTTATTGCCAACCTATGAAATCCAAAAATTGTTTGTATCATTATATTCGTTAGTACAGAGTATTCTGGACCTCTGGAAGAGCCCTTATTAAAACACTCATTGATTATTTCTTTTGAAACAGTGGAATAATTACTATTGTTTAGCAACGCAAATATGCCACACATCCTGTATATGTGAATATTAAATATTACTTTTAATTCATTTATAAAAATAATCAGGAATATATATAATAAAATGATAAGCTATTTATTCAATGATAACATTCCAAATAAAAATAAATTGTTAGATAATCAGTTAGAATGTACCAAAGACGAGTGTACTAATAAAACCGTTTCTGTATACACCGGTACCATAGACAATGCTGAATTTGAAAATGAAGATAAAGAACAAATAGAAGGTGAAGTTAGTAAAGATACCGAGGGAAACTATGTATTTTTAAGTAAAATGCCTATTATAAATGAACTAATAAGTAGAGAAGATGAAAAAGACTCAACTCACACGAATGATGATGGCACTGACGAAGATGACTTCAAAATAACTGGTGCAACTCACGTATATGCTAGCGGAATGACAATTGTCGGCTTATTTATATTGTACCGTTTAATGATGAGATACAAATAAATATAATGAATTGTGTAACTATTTATAATTCATTATATGTTAATCTCATGCTCCATAACGCTTATATACTTGAAGGGCTACAAGAGCACCGAATACTTGAGACAAGCAATATGGCAATAAATCATCTACCGGAAGTTGTCCTGCGGAAGCCATAACAATTGATACGGCAGGGTTGACATGGCCCCCTGATATGTTGGCTGCCAAAAGAATGACTAATGCTAACGCAGCACCAATCGCAAGTGGGTTGCCAGTGGCGAGAATCACATAGACAAAGAACGCGGTCGCAAAAAATTCGACTAAATAAGGATACATATTATAACATATATTAGGAAAAAAATTAAAACAAATGGTTAGTGGTTTGTGTTTTTTTTGCGGGCACAGTAGAACCACCTGCTCTTGTACGTCGTAAAGCACTATTCACAGTATTTTTTTCACTGGAAGATGTAAATGACAGAGCAGACCCTTGTTCGTTGAATGTACCTTTTCCTACACCAACTACACGTCTTCTTCGTATAACATCGGATGCATCACGATTGCCATACCATTTCATTTGACTTGTATTGGGTATAGTGCTAATGTACGTTTTACGTGATCGCTCGAAAGTTGATTGGTTATCAGAAGTTAAATCCTTCTGTGGCATAGCGTTTTTAGTACTAGAAACGCCATTATTAAGGTTATTATATGTAAAACGCAACATCTCTATAACTGTTATAAAATAGTTATAGACATTAATTAAATGGATATTTATCTCACTCTCATTAGGAACGAATAAGACCCGTTGCTCTCATCACCACCATTTGCTAAATCATTATAATTGTTGTTAGTGCTAACTTGCTTCTTATATTTGATATAATCAGAAGAATCAGCAACAAATTTAGGATTTGTGGTAGATGCCTCTACGCCGGTAGAGTCACAGTTATTAAGAATTGAGCCGATGCGCCCTTTCATGCCAGGTTTACTAGCATTAGTTTGGTTTGACCCACCGCAGGTATAATTCTCACGAGACAAATAGTCATCAGAATTATTTACAGCACGGAAAGGAGTAGCCCTACGGGCATGACCGTTAATCGTTTTTGCGGTAAATCGGGTGTTCCAAGAATCTCGCACGACTCTTCTAGACATAACTTGTTCGGAAGTTTTGTAGTTATTGATGGTCTGTCTAGCAGAAAATCCGTTATAAGGACCTCCTAATACAGCACTTGAAGTTTCATTGGTATTCATAGACATTGTTTTATAGTATATTATATTATAATATTTTGTTCCGTTAAATTATATGATTTTTTCAAAAAAAGGCAGACGGCATAAGAAACATCAGACCCAAAAAGATGATAATAAGAACGTCCATACGATGACTTTGCGTGAAAAAGAAACCAATATAACTAAACCTTTAGAAACCATTGACGAATTAGAAAAACAAGTAGATTACTTGGAAAATCTACTGAAAAGTGAGACTACATTGGGATATGATAGTCAATGTATTCGTAAAAAATCGAATTGGTCTATTTCTAAAAATATTTATAATTTTGATAATCCTAATTTTTTACCCGAAACATTACTAAATGATATACCTAGTCATTCGCCGAAACTAGACGCATTGCTTAAACAAATCAAAAAGCAAGACGAGAATGACATAAAAAATCACGGTAAATTGTTTAAACATTTCATCTTTTCCGATGTCAAAGGTGGTTATTATGGTTCAAAATTGCTTGCTTCTGCGTTAATCGCAAGTGGTTTCAAACTAGGTTACAATGCGAAAATAAAGGATAGTTATAAAGGTAATGATGCGGAAGCTGCTACTGCTGCTGAAGACAATCCAAAACAGAAACGTTATGAGAAGATTGAGTTTATATCAAAAGAACATTTAACAAAGAGCGCTTTTAATAACTTTTACTTGCTTACATCAGGCGTTGTATACGACCAAACTATGACTGTTAATATGAGAAAACAAATATTAACTACATTCAATAATCGCCCTGATAACACTTATGGTGAAGACGCGCGAATTATCATTATGGATAGTGGCTTCAAAGAAGGTATAGATTTGTTTGATATAAAATACGTTCATATATTCGAACCATCTATCACTCCTGCAGACCAAAAACAAGTAATTGGTAGAGCTACTCGGTTATGCGGACAAAAAGGGCTAGAGTTCCATCCATTGTATGGATGGGAGTTGGAAGTATTTATCTATGACTTAGAAATACCAGAAATGATAAATAATGCGTTTATGAACGCAAATAGTGGAATAGAATTGTATTTGAAATCGATGAATATGGATATACGTAAATTTAATTTCAATAAAGACATTGAGAAAGCAACAATATTTGGTGCGATTGATAAAGAAATCACCAAAAATATTCATTCATTCTTGGATGACATTAAAATAACAGAACCAAAAAAAATTAACACTAACTCTTCTAACGATTCATTAGAGATAGTTCCAAAGAATCGTGTTGAATATTTAAATTTCCAAAGTGTAAAACAACAAGTTATGTATTCTTATTCTCAATATTATTGGGATTTTATAAAGGTCGAAAATAAATGTCTAGATGGTGAAAAAAAGGGGGATGGTCCTCAAAATATAGTTGAGTATTCACCTTCACAGAGTTTTATCAAAGAATATTTTACTCCGCATAATTTATCAAAAGGTCTCCTGTTGTGGTGGTCGGTTGGGTCTGGAAAAACCTGTGGTGCGATTGCCACTGCGTCAGATTCATTTGAAAAGCATGGATACACTATCTTATGGGTAACCAAGTCAACTTTAAAGGACGATATATGGAAAAACATGTTTGACCAGGTCTGTTACAAAAAATTGCAATACGAGATTGAAAACAATGACCTAAAAATTCCTGACGAAAAGAAAGAGCGAATGAAACTATTGTCAAAATCTTGGAAGATAAGACCAATGTCTTACAGACAATTCAGTAATCTTGTCTCAAAACAAAACGCTATTTACAAACAGTTGATTAAAATAAATGGAGACACGGACCCATTAAACAAAACTCTTATTATTATAGACGAAGCACATAAATTATATGGAGGTGGGTTATCGGCAATAGAACAACCTAACATGGTTGCGTTTCATACCGCTTTGATGAATTCATATGAATTATCTGGAAATAATTCCGTTAGACTACTTTTGATGTCGGCAACACCCATTGCGTCAGACCCATTAGAATTGATAAAATTACTGAACCTATGTAGGAATCCATACGAACAGTTGCCAGTTTATTTCGATGATTTTTCAAAAATATATTTGAAAGAAAATGGATTTTTCAGCAAAAGTGGAATGGAAAAATACTTGAATGATATAGCCGGACATGTGAGTTACTTGAACCGAGAACATGATATACGCCAATTTTCACAGCCAAATATACATGAGATAAAGGTCCCATTGGTCCAAGATGGAAATAAGGCGAAAAAATTAGATAAAAAAGTTGTACGGGATTTGCTAGATACAGATGTAGCTGGACTTCAAAACCAATTAATAAAAGACAATAAAGAATTAGAAAAAAGTGAATTAGGGGATCTAGACGCCAATAAATTTATGTATTTAAAGGAAGAAAAATGTGGAGAATATGTTGATAAAGACAAAAAGGATTGCGAAAGAATTGTAAAGAAGAATGTAAGAGAACTGGTAAAGGAAGCAAAAGAGGAAGTAAAAGTTATAAAAAATAAACTTAAACAAATAAGGAATGAGATCAAGACAAAAAACCTCATTAAAAGTTCCGCTATGAAAGAAATCAAAAACAACATATCAACATATATTAATGATTATGACGAATACAAGAAAAGCCAGATATATGCGTTTAAAAATGACTGTGCTACTAAGGTAGTAAGTCATGTGGGTTTAGCCGGAATAATTAACGAACATCCTATAATAATGAAGTATGACGAACAAATACAAGAACAAGAAGAAAAAATAAAGGCCTTATCTATTAATCTGAAACGTGAATCAACGAACTATAAAGCAAAACTTCAGGAAATTCGAGAAATGTTGAAGCAAGATTTTTCACAATTTGAAAAAAACGCATTGAGGAGTATTTTAAAAGAACAAAGGAAAGTATTTAATAAAATGTTGAAAGGCACGAGGAAGGACAACGCAATAAAAGAAAAAGACGCATCCACTAAAATAAAAGGCCTTCAAAAGACGCGAAAGGGACGTATAAATAAATTAAGAAAGACTATAAAAAATCGCGTAAGTAAAGAAAAACATGAAATAAAAGATTTGAAACGTAGTGAAAAAGAGCTTATTAAAAACATTCGAAAACAAGAGGGTTATAAAGAAGAGATAGAAGATGAATTGTTGAAGCGGTTAATCCATAAATATTCAAATAATATCGATAGAGAACTTGAAGAATTAACTGATAATAAACAACAAAAAATCGAAGAAAAAAATGAAAAGTTATTAAAAAAACAGCAAGACCGGGCTAAAAAAGAAGAAACAAAGAAGCAACAAAAAGAAACTAGAAGACAAGAACGTGAAAAGAAAAACAAAACAAAGAAAAATAAATCAACGTAAATATAATAAAATAATAATCTTGTTTTTATTATATGGAGAACCTAGAATATAGCAGTGATAGCGATAAAAGTGACAATACGAATAATGCTATTGCCAATAATTCAACGAATGAGTTTGTTGACAATATAACTCTTGAATTATTGATGAATAAATCACAATACAATAAATATGTATCACAAAAAGACCCTGAAAAATATATCAAAATCAAACAACATAGTGAAAAAATGATGAAATATAAATATGATATAATCGATTTAACAAAAGAATTATTAGATGATCCTGAAAAGCAGATAACTCTAGAAGTAAACGAGATATTTGAAGCATATGTAAAAAGGATGATAGATTATTTTGAACTGAAAGAAATCGAATCCGGAAATCTCTTTACACCACGCTCATATAACCAAGACAATGACGATGATATGATGTTTGAAAAGATAGATGACCCAATTAGAACAAGTAAGATTGACAATACTTCTTTGTGGGGGAAACGAATTAGCAAGAAATAATATGCCAATATATTATAACATGTCGAGAAAAGTTATAAATAAACCACGAAATAAAACTATGAAAAAATTAAATTGCGGTCCATTAGGACAGACTAATGGGATAAGAGATAGTTGTCTAACAAAAGATGTGTTGACGAAGTTAAAAGAAGGGTTTAATAACAAATACCCTGAAAATATCATTAGAAGCAAACAATCAAACCACATATGGAAAGATTTGAATAAAAAATTACAACATTGTGATAAAGAAACCTGTTGGTTAGATGTATTAGACGACACACAATTGAAAAATAAAGTAGAAACATTATTATACGCACCTCAAAAACCAATAGAATGGAAAATAAAACCAGATACATGGTTATCCAATCACGATATTTTAGGGGTCATGAAGCAATATGAAAAAGCGTATGAGAAATTTCGATTTATTGGTCCCACTCCCATTGATTTTGATAAAAAGCCAACTTTTGGATACGGGAACTTTTGTGGAACTAACAAACGCATGAATGAAAACAATTGTGTATGCGATGAACTATGTGATTTTAACATCAATTATTATAAAAATAATAATATTAATCAAGTAGGCATTTGTTTCAATTTAGATAAACATACTGAAAGGGGTTCTCATTGGGTATCTCTATTTATTGATTTGAAAGAACAATATTTATTTTATTTTGACAGCATTGGAGATAAAATGCCAAAGGAGATTGAAAATCTTATAGAGAAAGTTCAGAAACAAGGCACATTTAAAGTTCATATAAACAAACTAGAACATCAGAAAGAAAACTCTGAATGTGGAATGTATACGTTAATGTTCTTAATAACAATGCTTTCAGATACATGGGTCAATTCTGGAAAAAAGGATAACGTTACGTTTAAAAATACACGTGAAAAGATATCTTTTTTCAAGAACAAGCGTATATCTGACAACAAGGTATCAAAGTTCAGGGATATTTATTTTAACGACTAATTTCTCATTATAGTATAATTATTATAATGAGTGCGAATACAAATGACAATACAAATAGCAAAGTTGCCCCCGAATACAAGGTAAAAGTTAAAACTTACCCAAAGAAAGATGTGAATCGTTACGGTCACCAAATCGGTAAGGTAGTGACAACCGTCAAAAATAAGTTTACTTTTAAACCTAGTGACATGGTAGACTATGATTTCAAGGAATTTATGGACTATATTAAATGGGACACCAAAGAACCTTTTGAAAAAAAACGTACAAATGACACTCGCACAAAAAAATCGTTTTTACCAAACACCGAAGAACTATTGAGTTTTCATCCAGTAAATATGAAACAAACTAATCAAAATGGTGCTGGAAAGCGAAAAACTAAGATGACTAAGAAGAAAAAGAGGAAGGGTTCTCGAACAAAGAAAAATAGAAGTAAAAAATAAATATAAATATAAAATTAGTAACCTTATATTTATGGCAGCATTCGTACATCCTGAAAATCAAAAAATTATATGGAATATTGTAAATTCAAACCCATATGTGGCAGAGTATTTTGTATCAAATAAGAATATATCAAGGGAATCGTGGTTTCGTAACATAATTGAAAAATTTTATTCTCAACACCAAGACCGAAACTTGTCTGTCACAGAATTGAATCAATTAAATAAAGACACTTTAAGTTTTATGATACAATCAATACATAATACGGCACCTAATTTCCAGTCTGCCCCTCCTGCTCCAACAAGTCCTGAAATAAATCCCATTAAAAAAACCGAAATATTGACTCCGCCAATAATTGAAAACACACGTCAACAACAGTCCATTTATGATTTCCAGGCACGCCAACAGGAATATGATAGTATGACAAAGAAAAATATTCCTGATGAAATCGATTTCAAAGAGGGCAATAAAGACGAAGCTATACAAGATATGGACTCGCTCATTCAAAAGCATATGAAAGAGAGAGAAGAACAACTTCAATTAACACCTCCCCCTAACATTATGCCAGAGAATAAACCAATAAAACAAGACAATATTATGAACGTGTCGCCTGCTGTATCTATGCCAGAAAATACTATATCAATCAATGATTATGGTGATGAAATTAAGGTTCTCAAGAAAGAAATTACTGATATGAAAGAGCTTTTACAAAAAAATAATGAATTATTATTATTATTAATAAATAAGGAGTCTCCGCAAGTACAAGACTTCCTACAACAGACAGATGAACCTGGAAATATAGAAACAACAATTATTGAAAGCCCCCTTATTGAAGACGCAACTGATCTTTCATTAAACGTAAAACAAGGTAATGAAAATAATTAATATAAAAAAATGAATATATTAATTATAATTATGGAACTATTTGAAAACACATTATATATTAATTTAGATAGTAGAAAAGACCGTTTAAATCATGTTAAAGGTGAGTTACAAAAGATGAAAATAAATGGAGAACGAGTATCCGCAATTAAAACAACAGATGGTGCGATTGGTTGTAGTTTAAGTCATATAAAATGTTTAGAGTTAGCCAAATCAAGAGGGTATCCACAGGTATTTATTTGCGAAGATGACATTGATTTCAAGGACCCTGGACTATATACAGAGAACCTGATAAAATTTCATAAAAATAAAGAAATTAATTGGGATATATTGATAGTTGGAGGCAATAATGTACCTCCATATCATGCCGTAACTGATTATTGTATACGTATATTGAATTGCCAAACTACAACAGGATATATTGTAAAGCAACATATGTATGATATATTGATTGCGAATTTTAAAGAAAGTGCGACAAATCTTACAAATGACCCTAACAATAAACGTAATTACGCTTTAGATATATATTGGAAGCGCCTTCAACCACAGTACTATTGGTATATGCTAATCCCCCCAACTGTGTCACAATACGAAAGTTATAGTGATATAGAGAAAAAAAATGTGAAATATGACTGGCTAATGCTTGACAACGAGAAGGAATGGTATGTAAAGCAACAACAAAAGCTGAAAATGAATATGCAGTCACAAAAACAGGTTAGATTTCAAGACACTTAACCAGCCATAAGAATAGTCGATTCCGTACAATTCATAAATATTTTTAAATATTCACATAAATCTATCTCTGGTGACACATTTTCTATAAATATATTATCATTATTCGTATGGGAACCACCATATACGCGATAATAATATGTTTCTGTCTCCCAATCATTTTGAAACACTTTGAAAGTGAAGAGAATGTCACTATGCGTTATAATATTTTCACTGTAATAAATTGAATGATTGATTTCAATTAATTTGCCGTTAAAATCAAGGTAATTGTGTCCAAACCATTCTATTTTCCGTGGATTGTAAATAACTCTATTTTCCTTAAGAATAACATAATTATTTCCTATTTTTAAATGACCTAGTTTGTATAAATATCCTATTAATACGTAAGTGGTTGGCGTTAAATTAGTAAATGTATAGTCTATATTGGCACATTTTGAAAGAAGGTCCATATATTGTCTTGGTTACAATATATGAATAAAATCTTTTAATTTTTTATTTGTAGAAAACGTGATAATATGCTTTTATTTTTATCTGCATACTCGTTTGTTCTTAAGGTAGATTGATATTCTTTATGCATCATCTTTTCACGGTATTGTTTATCTTGCTGTCTAAGCAACAATTCAGCCTTCTGTTTTTCCAATGGTTCAGTTGATTGACTACTACGTTCTCGCATAAAATGGTCAACTGAACTATATTTTTTTACTTTGCTGTAGTCTTTTTCACTAACATTAAATATTGTTTGGTCTTTATGAACTTTCCGTAAATCATCAAATTTTAATTTACTAAATGGGTCACTTTCAGCGTAAGAACTATCATCTTCATCATAATAATCATTGCTTGTAGAACTGTGCGCGTTTAATGTCTTAACACCAGAATATTTTACAATGCTGTCTTGGTTGTTTCTTACATTGTCGAGAACCCGTCCCATATTTCCCGAGGTAACATTTTCTTGTATCGATAGGTGATTATCTTCATTTGTAAACCAATCATTTTTTGTAGAGTCGACAGTATTAATCATATTCTCTTCAAAAATACGATTGAATTTGTTATGAAAATCGTGTGATTCGATTTCTTTAATTTTTTTTTCGATATTTGATGAGGTTTGTGAATCAAGATGGTTATGGTCGTTCGCAGCATATTCTGTAGATTTTGAATCAACCTTTCTGTTTTGACGATTTTGATTTTCATAAAATTTTACAACTATATCAAAGGCTTTTTTATAAAACAAAAAATATTTGGAATCTAATTTAGATTTATCAGGGTGTGTCATGAGAACCTTCTTTTTTGCTCGCTTCAAATCATCTATTTGTATATCGTATTCTAAGTCAAAAAGTTCCAAAATATCTTTCAATGAATACATGCTAATATCTAAATTGTGGTCCATGAGTTATATATATTTTTAGGAAATACTTTTACATGGTTGAAACTAAAATAATTATATCAAAACTAAATAAAAATATAATGAATGTAAATATTAATGGGACGTGAAACCATAACAATTATACCGGATCGAAAAAAACTTTTATCGTTACTTAGTGAGAACCCAGGGATTATATTTATAAAATTTGGTGCGGAATGGTGTGGACCATGTAAACGAATAGATGAGTTTATTCATGACAAATTCAATAATTTTGAAGATCATATCCAAACCGCAATTATCGATATAGACGAGAATTTAGATGTATATGCTTTTTTAAAGAGTAAAAAAATCGTAACTACGATTCCAAGCATTGTGTGTTATTTGAAAGGCACGGAAAGTTATGTCCCAGATGATGTAATATGTGATTCGAATATTGGCAACATTGAGGATTTCTTCAAGAATTGTTTTGATTTATACAATGATCTTTAACCTATACATCAACTTCATCCATATCATCGTGTAGCGCATCGTTATTTTTCATAAATTCGTATAGTGATACATTCATTTTGAATGTTTTATCATGGCAAATTTCTAAAGAACTAATCCCTCTCATAATTGTGTAAACATGTAAATTGGCTGTAGTAAAATTCTTCATAAAATGAATAGGCAAACCGTTTGAGTTAGTGTGTATTATTTGTTGTAATATCCGCACAGAATAGTCTAGATATGGTTTATCATTTAACATATTATAATTATAAATCATTGTATGTAACCCGTAATGGTAGCCAAACCATTCATACAGACAATTCGTATATTTATCATTTTTGTTCAATACAGAAGAAATCCCATTTGTCGCCATTTGCTGATTGTTCCGTTCAGAAATATTTGGTGTATTCTTATATTTTATGAAATTACATATCATAAGTTCGGCGTTATCAATATTATAAAACTCTGCGAAATCTATAATATTATCTGTTATCCATTTTATCGAGTTCGTATCACATAATTTATCTAATAAACATATCCTAGTGTTATTTAATGTGTCTAATTCTTGTTCTAGAAGAAGAATGTTCTGTTTTAATAGTTTATCATTTCTAAAATCATCTATTACAACGACTAATATATTATCTAATGATTCAACCGGACGATATCGAATAAAACTAGGACACATTTGGTCTAATGCGTTCGAAAACCAAGGAGTGTCATCAGGCGTTTTCAAGTTTACAAATGATTCATTAAATTTGCTTCCAAAAGACACATAAACCTTTTTAAATGCGTCATTTTCGTCTTTCAGTTCTGACAAATAATTACTAAATTGTTCTTGTTGTAACTTACGTAATACATCTATTTTTGATTCCATATTTATGAAGATTGTTTGTTATAAATATAGAATGAGTTATTATTCAATTTTTACTTACGTTTGATAGTACGTTTCTTTTTTTGTTTGGTTGTTTTGTTTCCCTTTGTTTTATTGCCTCCATATGCCTCTCTATTTTCTTGTGAATTCTCATTACGGGCTGGTTCAACATCACTCGATGGTTGATTGATTTCTTGTTCTTCATTTGAAACTGGTGTATTTTGTTCTATAGGAATCGGACTGTTGGAAACAATACTATCTTGTCTAACAGGTTCTCCTACTGGAACAGGTTCTCCTACTGGAACAGGTTCTCCTACTGGAACGGGTTGTTCCGGGTTTAATGGTTCAGGTTCAGGAGCAACTACTTCAGTATCTTTATTGCTTGAGAAAATAGATGGCAAACTACTCAATGCGGATTGATTTTCATTATTAGCAGACACACTGCTAAATATATCGGTCTGTGTATCTACAGGAACAACTGTATCATCTTCACTTACGACCGTTCCTTCATCCATTAATGTAACAAATGCTAATACTCCTGCTGTAATTGTAATAAATACATAGTTAACAAAAGGAATCTCTGTTGAATTCATAATATAATTAGTTATATTATGATTAGAAATTTAATAATGAATTCGATATAAATTACTTTTCAAGTGACCGCAAATAAGCTTGCGTTTCAGCAAACTTATCCGTCCATTTATGTTTAATGTCAGTAGATAGAGTAGTAAACATATGTCTCTCATACTCTTCTGGGCTGTCATAAAAAAGACTTCTAGGCTCTTTGCTGGTACAATCTGTCACTTTGAAATACAATCTCTCTCCCACTGATCCTACCAATACGTCTGTTAGGATAAAGCCTGTAGCGGCATGTCTAATAGGTGCGCCTGTAGTATAACTTGTATGATATGTGTCAATAAGAATTTTTTTATCTTTAATAATTTTTACTTTCTTTTCATAACCCTTATCCGCCTTTTTTGACTTGTTTTTATGCTTTGTTTTCATTGAAACGGAAGACTCGTGTGAACTTACACTTGCCTCGGTCAAATCATCCATATCAATTTCATCTTCTCTTTTTTCTTGAGTGATGTTCCTTCCTTCAAAGATATCCTCGATTGTTTCACTTACAATGCCTCCCTTACTCATTATCTATAATAGACCCTTCAAATAATAATACTACTGGTGTATATCTATTATAGATTGATAGTTTCTATATTATTTTCATAGTTAGTTAGATAAAGATTATTATTTGAATATAAAGTATATAGAATAAATGAGCTCAAAAAAAACAGGAGGTCGCATTATAATAAATTTATCTACCCCAGAAATAAAGAATTTGCCAGAAAGTCTTGATAATACCAAAACATCTAGTGAAAGTATGGTAGAATCTTTATTCGGGTCAATCGCAAAAGACCCTGAAACAAGTTACACTATTCATATTGTGCTTTTTAACAGTTATAAGCAACATGATTGGGGTTATTTGAAGTTTTATTTAGAAAAAAATAATGACATGTATCATTTGCCTTCTATACAAACCACTTTTGAAACCAATGATAATATAGAAGATGCTATAAAGGATGTTATATTTGATAGTTATGCGGGGATCGAAGTAGAACAAATAAAACAGATTTTCCAAGACAAAGAAAATTTGTATGTTTTCATAGATGATAAAGAAATGAATAGTATCAGATCCGATAACCAAAGATGGTTTATAAGCAGTGAAATGGAAGAACCTTACATTCATGAATCATGTAGCAATGTGATGAAGTATGAAACAACTATTTACAACGCATTGAGTAATGCCAACACAGAATTTTACTCATCATCTTACATATACATATGTAATTTAGAAAATGGTAAATATACAAATGTATTAAGAGGACATACAAACCACAACGAGATGCATCCAATAATAGAGCATAATATTGTTGGTAGAACACATATTTTCTCTACCACTCCTTTATCAAGTAGTGATAATGAAATAAGAACGTACGTATACCCAACCAATAAATCCAATAATCATATACTGAATGACATTGATGAGAACATATATTCGACGTTAAAAGATACATCATTGATTACATTCAATGAAAACGATATTAAATTTGTCTCTATAAAACCTCGTAACTTATTTATTGAAACATGATTTATATATAATTTTATACAAATCATCTAATATCTACGTCGCATAATCTATGAAAAATTCATTAAGAATTTCAGTCTCAATTTCGATCATGTTCTCTTTGATTTCGTCTTGTAATGGTTTCCGGTCGTACATTTTTTCAAATGACTCTATATATTGATTAATTTTGAGAAATTCTAATTCCAATTTTGCACGGGTCTCAATCATTTTTTTACTATTCTCTTCAATGAGGCGTGTTTGCTCTTCCATATCATGAATTTCCTTATCTTTTCTCTCACGTAACTCAATCTCGATTTTTTCAAGGGCACTTTGTTGTTTCACGATTAATTCATCTTTGGATTTTTCGGCCATATCTTTGAAATTCATCGTTAATTCCTTTGTTTCTTCGTTTAATCTATCTGCCTCTAGATACCATTTATGACGAATTTCATTGGCACTAATTATTGTACTACAAATATCTGGTTTCTTCAATTTCATAAAATGTTCTCGTTTCTCTGTTCCTTCTTTGCCCTGAAAGATTTTAGTGAATTCATCAATAATAACATCAGGAATAGTGGGGCTTGTCTCCATCAGTCTATCAAACTCGCTACGACATAGTTTAATAAAATGACCTGCTTCAGCCCTCTCTTCTGGTCGTTTCGCAAGTTCGATCCGGATATTACGTGAGAATTTATCCCAAGCGATAGCAGATACACGATGAGCTTCATTTAACTCAGATATTTTTAAGTATTGCTGAATGGTAGTTAATATTCCGATCATAATATTAATAGTACCAATTACCATGGGTGCATATCCTTGATAAGCAACAGGCAAACTTGACTGTGCGAAAGAAGCTGTACCTGTGAATGTTGACAATGTAATAGCAGGTATTGTAAACCATGCATGAAGACGAGAAAATTTGGAGTGAGCTCTTAGATTTAACCATTTATAACACTGTGCTACGTCACACCATTCGACCATAATTTCTTCATTTTCAGGGGACCATTCAATCATTATGTTGGGTTCTCCAGACAACCCGCCTAGACTTTTATTATCATTATGTTGAGATTGTTCTTTTTCTTCAGTCATAATTGACGTATATATATTTTACAGATTTTTTGAGGCGAAATTTATAACATACCAAAGTGTTATAAATTTATAAATCAAATCGTTTCATTGCTTTCTTCAGCGGAACTATCAACGTCATTGGGAGTGACGGTTATAGTATTTATTTTATCTAAAATTTCTTCGCTCTTATGAACCAGTTTGTCTGTTGTTTCTAGGTCGTATTCAATATTAATAGTTTCATCACTTATAAAAAACCCATCACTAGCATCTTCCTCTATATCATCAATAGAATACATGGCATTATTCGACAATGTTGTTTGTATCTCTTTATTAAAATCATCAAATTTGGAAAGCAGACGACACAATTGTTTTTTTTGTGATATTTGAAAAAAAGCTGCGTAATTTATGTATAATGATATTTGTTCCTTCAAAATTGTATTCTCATATTCCAACGTATTTAAGAAATTTGATATAGTAAAGCCGATTTTATGATTTACATTATAATCATCCATATCATTTGCTCGAGAGGTGACTTTGTTATGTAGCTTATTAATTAATAACAAAATATTATCGTGAAGATCTCTTAAATCTTCCATTTTATATTCTAGAAAGGGTTCTAAATCTTTATAAGGTGGAAAGGTTTTGATGTCATTTTCATCTATTTCTAAATCTTTGACATTGTCTTTGATGTAACCAGAAATTAGACCATATAGTTTGAAATATTCACAATACATTCGATTATTCAACATGATGCGTGATTTATCAATGCTTTCCATTTCCATCATAAATGATTTGAACTGAAAGAAGAATGAATCTAGACAAAATAAAAATACTTTTTTCTTGTTCTTGCCAGAAAGTTCAGTATATATTTTCTTTAAATTTAATAATTCAGATTCTATTTCTGTTTTTACTTTCAGTACTCTTTCTTTCATTATGATGATAGACTTAAAATTGCTCTTTAATTTTTCTATTTTAGAAGTATATGATTCAGACATATCTATAATATACAATGTTAAACTTTTTTACTATGTTTATTTTATAATTATTTTATTTTTGTATTATAGGTATTTAGACAACAATGTCTAATCAAAGAAAAATTGAAAAAGAAATAATAGCGAAGATGAAAACTATTGACAATAAAGAAATGCAGCAATGCCCTATTAGTTCAGGGCTGCCTGTATACTATGAATTCATAATGGATGATAACATGGAAAAAGGAATAACACATTTTACGTGTGAGTTTCAGTGTGAAAATATAATTGAAAATGATAATACGCCTAGTAGACCGTTATTAAGAAGAAATAAAAACGTATTTAATAATGTTCGTTCAAGCGAAATTAATAGACGGAATGATATGATATCATTTTTAAAGGGTTTGTCAAAAAAAGAATAATTTATTCAAAAAACATAATAAATAAGAACGAGCTACTATATTATAGCAAATAGATATGAATAATAACAATGTACCTGAAAAATTCCCCAATGTTATAACAGACTTCGTTGAAGATCTTGTAAATACCTTTCCAGAGTATGCGGAGCAGTTAATAAATTATCGCAAAGATACATTTGTAGGCGATATTGTTGTTTCAACTTACGAGTATTGTACAACAATATATCCTCAACGTTTTTTTGATATCTTGTATCAAAATGATGATATATTTGAGAATGGTTCTGAAAGCAATACTCTATTTTTGCCAGATATTGATTTCAAGCTATTTATGAACTGTGAAGGAGTGTCTGACAATACAAAAAAAGTTATATGGAAATATTTACAACTAATCATGTTTACTGTAATTGAAAATGTCAATGACAAATCGGTGTTTGGTGAATCAAGTGGGCTTTTTGAAGGCATCGATGAAGGAGATTTGAAGGAGAAATTGTCTGAGACAATGAATAATATGAGCGATTTTTTTAAAAACTTGGACAAAACTACCGAAAATACACAATCTGAAAATGAAGAAAACGCACAAGAACAACCATCTAATAATATGCCTGATTTAACTAATATTCAAGAACATCTTCATAACCTATTCAATGGAAAAATTGGTTCGCTAGCAAAAGAGATGGCAGAAGAATTAACAGGTGATTTTGGAGAGTTATTCGGCGGAGACATCAATAATGAAGATGCTAACCCTCAAGATGTAATGAAGAACCTTATGAAAGACCCTAAGAAAATTATGAAAATTATGAAAAAGGTAAGTACTAAATTGGATGACAAAATGAAAAATGGCGACATATCCAGAGAAGACATTATGAAAGAGGCAGGTGAGATGATGGGGAAGTTCAAGGATATGTCAGGCGAAGAGGGAAACCTAGGTGAAATGATGAAGAATATTGCGAAAAATATGCGCGGGGGAGGAGGTGGAATGCCACCTGGCATGGATATGAATGGGATGGGTGATATTATTGAAGGAATGGGTGGTGCTGATGGGCTGGCTGAAATGTTGAAAAATATGGGTGGTTTGGGGAAGAATATGCGTATCGATCAAAATGCCGTAAACCGTATGACAAGTAAGAAAACTATGGCGGAAAAAGCAAAAAAACATGTTGAGTTGAAACGTCAAAAACAATTATTAGAACAACAAAGACAACAGGAAATGAAAGAACAACAACTAAAACAACAGGAAGAGATCATGAAGAAATATAACGTTGAGACGAATGGCAATAGTGGTGAGTTCGTGTATCGGATTGATGGTGTAGAACGGCAAGAAAAATCATTCATTCATCCGGATCTTTTGAAAGAAATGGAAGAAGAAGAGAAAACGACAGCTAAGAAATCCTCTAAAAATAAGAAGAAGAAAGCAAAGAAGAACAAAACAAACAACTAAAAACAAAACAAATTTATATATATATTAATATATAAATCACCATGTTTTTTGATAAGTATGTTAATTTGTACGTATTTTTAATCAGTTTAGCATTAGGAATATTTGCTGTGTATATTACAACACCTGAAACTAGGACTATTTATGTGTATCCTACACCCGAAAATGTAGACCATTTACAATACAAAGATAAAGCCGATAATTGCTTTTCGTTTACTCAAACAGAAGTAGATTGTCCGTTTACATCAGACAATGTGACAAAGATACCAGCACAATATTAGTTCAAATTGTTTCAAATAATATCATGTTAATAATTAATAACTATTGATTATTAATGGGTCCTGGAAAATTCAACGATAAGAATAAAAGAAGAAAGTGTACCTCCACCACTTCCAAAACCGGGACAGAGAGATAAAAGACCATTCAAACGTGATTATGATGTAAATTTCAATTATAAAGATACAACGCTGGTATAAAAAGTTGAAAATAAAAAAATCTGAAGATAACAAATAAATACTAATATTATAGAACGAATGGATTTGAAACGGTTATTGAAAAGTTCGGAAGGCAAAATTTTAGTCTCTATTGTTCTGGGTTTAGGACTAGCATCATTATTTAGAAAGGCTATTAAAATTCAGGACAGTTTTGAATTCAATGGACCTGTTTTAGACGAGGTTGAAGGAAAGGTATTTAAACAAGGTGATAAGTGTTATAAATATGAAAGCAAAAATGACAAATGTAAGGAAACTACAAAAATACTAGATATTACAATGAAGGAGGAAGAATAATTCGTTAAAAACTATACAATCTAACATAGTTAATATTGTATAGTTTAGAAATGGAAGCTACAACAACTAGAATTGCAGATTTGCCTATAAATAATAATCCACCATCAGAAAATATGATGGACGAACAAGCTACCAATTACGCACCAATAAACGTTCATCCAAACCCATATGGCCCACAAAATAGCGACCAGCACATAATGGATAGACCACAAGTTACACAAGAAGACCCGTCTTTGCAGTTTCAAAATGATAATATGATTTCTAGACCTCCTCCTCCACAAACTCAATATTTAAGTGAAGAACAGCAGCTTGAGTTGGCTAGTATGAAGCAAAATAGGCTACCATCAAGGGATATACAACAAGATACCACAACATATTCACAAGACGCGCAAGTGCAGCCCAATTATATTCCAAGGAAAGAGTTGTTAACAGATTATGTACGTGACCGTGAAAATTTTACAAATGAAACTTTAAAATTACATGAAAATAAACAGCGCAATATGTCACGACTAGACATGTTAATTAGTGAATTGCAAGTCCCTATAGTGATAATTCTTATGTATTTCTTTTTTCAACTTCCCATTATGAATACTATATTATTCAAGAAATTTTCTTTTTTGAGTATTTATAATGATGATGGCAATTTCAATCTTCTTGGATTGATGTTTAAAAGTATATTATTTGGAATGACTTATTACACTATGATTAAGACCGCACAATTTTTAACAGAAATATAAATTATCAAAATAAAAACCCTAACAATGGTTTTTTCTTTTGAGTAACATTTTTTTCAGAATCACGTTTTTTCTTGGTGGCTTGTTTTTTCTCTTTATTCGAGTCTTTTTGTTGTTTAATATCAGCCGGTACATATTTCAAAAACCACATATCATATTCATCCGTGCCCCTTTTTCCTTTCAATTCAGTATGTTTCGATGCTTTTTCCGAACGCATATCTTCCAATGTATGCTGAACACCTACACAATCTATAGTGAATCTCTTCAAAATGCCTTTTTGTCTTAACCGATTTTTCTGTTGGACGTCAAATAGGAACTGAGCCATGCATAATAACCGTTCTTTTACATAGCCTTCCATCTTTGCGTACAAAAAACTTAAATAGAATGATAATATTGTATCAATTGTCGCAATATTAATTTCGTTTCCATGGATGTTAATTTTATTATAACTATGACATGCGATCGGTTCATAAATAGATGCTATAGTTTCTTTGTCAATGAGTATTTCCAGACGACGGGGTACAATTTCACCAATAGCTCCATATTCGTTAATCTTTATTTTTGTAAAACCTTCATTCGTCAACTGTTCTTTCAATATTATAGCACATTTATCTATGTCATCTGATAAAACATCAAAATCTGGTACCTTCAGCAGTTTATGTGCGACACTCTTTGGCATATACTTTGAATATAAAGACGTAGCATATCCTCCAAAGAATATGACACCTTGGTTGATAAAAGAATCACGTGTTACCATGTATATTTTTTCAGAATTATCATAATCTATACTTTTTTGTTCCATTTTTCGCTGGAAATCAATGGTATTACATTGTTCGGTTTTCAATGGATAATATTTATTTAATAAAGTAAGTCTTTTCATTACTTTTTCCCAACGACTAACATCGCCCTTCGGACGAGAAAGTTCTAAAAACATTGCCATTCTTAGATAATTCGGTGGCGCGTACCTTATGCCAGCTCGCATAATGGCATCTTTTTGTATCGAATCATATATAGGTTTGACTAAATATGTGATATCAGCAATTGGTATAAAGTTGACAAACACTTTAAATGTACCCTGATGTGCGCCCGCTTTGGCTTCTACATCATTGTATCCCGCACGATAATATATGTCTGCTAACTCCTTCGCATGATTCAAAGCATCATTTGAAAAAAAATCATAATCCGGGATTTCTATTTCTTTATCATAGAATTGAGCGTACTTTGGCAATATATTGTTGATTGCGGTTCCTCCATAACAAACTAGTTTTTTATTAATAATAAAATCCTCTACTATTTTCAATATTTGTTGTATCTCTTCACTCTGAACTACAGCCCTCCCTTTCAACTTCTCGTTTTCGTCTACAGCCTGTCTCAATACTGCTAACTCACATTCTTCAAACGACATTTTATTTTCACAAGCTGATGGAACTTTTGACTTTCCTATAGTCTTCTTTTGCTGTTTCTTCATTATAATATAATTTATATATTATAACAATATTTTATTTACGCATTCTTCGAAGCATAATATGCGTTTGCGCTTGACAATGGGGATATACCGAACCCTAAATCGTTGAATAGAGTCTCATATTCATCTAACTCATCTCCCTTAATGTAAAACCGATAAGGTATAATTTGAACGATATGATTCATTATCATCGTCTCAATTCCAGGATTTCTCACATTTTCACTTTTCTTGTCAGGCAATGCCAGCCTATATTTTTCAACATCTGTTGATAATTTGCTATCGTCACGAATAGTGAGTTGTTTCGTTTTTTCATTCAATATTTGGCTGTAATTTTGATTATTCAAAACTTCGGTACCACTTTCTAATGATATAAAGTTATCTAACGCATAACAATTTTTCTCACCAGGAGAACATTTTGTATGTTTGCGATAATCTCTGTCAACGGTTTTATCCATAATTAATACAACTTTCCCCATAATGTCAGAGAGCTTGGTATTCTCATCTATTTTTCCGTCGTAAAGTTTGCTCTTCAACGCAAAATCTACTGCTTTGCCAACGCGTTTGTAAACGGTTGCATCTTTTGATTTAACGCGTAGGTGTATAAATAATGGGTCTTTAAAGTTTGGTGATGGGCGAGAAAAAGCTTGTGAGACACTTGATGCTAGAGCAGAAGACAATGGTACTACGTTTTCAGTATCAATTACTATATAATTAGGGTCACTTGTTGTAGAAACGACTGCTTTATCATCGAAAAATAGGACCTCAAAATCTATAAACCGACATCCCCTGGATAAAACATATTTAATCATGTCTAAATTTACATAATTTCCTGTAATAGCTGTGTTATATGACGCCTTTACTACATACTCCTTCAATACTTCACTAGTTAATTCCTTTTTAACTGATATCAAATTTGTAGGCACATCTTTGTTTTCTAGGTTACTCAATTCGTTATTCGGCGTTCCCATAAAAGGTTCTCTGTTTCTACAATCATTATTGTCTTTTTCTTTTGTTTGAAAATTTTCTGTTCCATGGAATACAAAATTATGTTTCGTCAATTGATAAAATACATATAGCAATATTAATATAGTCAGCAATGTTAATAATTTTTCATAAGTTTTCATTTGATATATATATTAATACTACAGAAAAACAATATATATTTAATCCATAACAAATATAATATTATATATATAATCTAATTTAATGGCAGGTGGATTGCTAAATATAGTTTCTGTAGGAAATAATAATACTATTTTAACTGGAAATCCAACAAAAACCTTTTTTAAAGTTACATATAGCAAGTATAGTAATTTCGGATTACAAAAATTTCGTATTGATTACAATGGGCTACGTGAATTGAGGTTAAATGAACCATCCACATTCTCTTTCAAAATCCCACGATACGCAGAATTATTGATGGATACGTATATTGTTGTTACATTGCCGGATATTTGGAGCCCGATACATCATCCTAGTCCAGCCAGCTCTTCCACACCGGGAACACTACTCAGATGGGTTCCATATGATTTTCGTTGGATTAAAAATATTGGCACACATATGATTAAAGAGATTGAAATTAATTGTGGTTCACTGAATTTACAAAGATATTCTGGTGAATATATTGCTGCGATGGTTGAAAGAGATTTTAGTGAAGAGAAAAAAGACCTTTTTAATAAGATGACTGGAAACATTGAAGAGATGAATGACCCTGCTAATAGTGGTACTCGGATAAATACATATCCTTCTACCTACTATACATCTAATACAGCGGGTGCAGAGCCATCTATACGTGGTAGAAATTTATACATTCCCCTCAATAGTTGGTTCACTTTGAATAATGGTTCTGCGTTTCCATTGATCGCGCTTCAATACAACGAATTAACCATAAATGTTACAATGCGTCCTATACGAGAATTATTTCAAGTTCGTGACCCATACGATTATCAGAACTTTTATCCGTACGTACAACCTGACTTTAATCAGTCACAATTCCAAATGTATCGCTATTTACAAACCCCCCCTTCTCCTGACGTTTCTCCATCAAGTTACGAAAACAAAGTATCCACGTGGAATGCTGACGTCCATTTGATGTCTACTTATTGTTTCCTTTCAAAAGAAGAAGCAAAATTATTTGCGGCCAAAGACCAAGTGTATTTAGTAAAGGACATACATCAATATAAATTTGAGAATGTCACAGGGACAAAGAAACTAAAGATTGAGACCAATGGAATGGTTGCTAGTTGGATGTGGTATCTACAGCGAAATGATGCTAACTTAAGAAATGAATGGTCGAATTATACGAATTGGCCTTATCGTAATATACCTAGGGATATAGATGTCTATCGCAATGCGGCTGACGGACATTTCATATCCGTGAATACTAGTTCGGACTCCGGATTTCCAGCACAACCCGATTTAAATCCTGAAGAAAATCAACCTACTGGAATAGCAGTGACTGGACCGTATGCTGTAGAAAATAGGAAACATATGTTGGAAACGATGGGTATTTTATTAGATGGAGAGTATCGTGAAAACATTTTGACACACGGTGTGTATGATTACATTGAAAAATACACACGCACAAAAGGTAACGCACCAGAAGGCTTATATTGTTATAATTTTTGCTTGAATACAAACCCATTTGATTATCAGCCATCAGGAGCCATAAATCTAAGCAAATTCAAGAATGTTGAGCTAGAAATTACCACGTATATCCCTCCTATTGATGAAATTAACTCACAATTTGATGTGATATGTGATTTGGAAGGGAATGCGGTGGGCGTAAGGAAATCGAATTGGAGACTTTATGATTACAATTATAATCTTGTATTATTTGAAGAGAGATACAATGTATTATCATTTGTAGGAGGAAATTGTGGAATGTTATATGCGAAGTAATGTTTTGCGTATGTGTAGTGCTTTTTTATAGATACTTATATTATAAAGGATATAATATATGGAAACACTTAATGATAGTATTGATAATATAAGAAATTTAAAAAAAACATTTAGTAAAGGAACAAATGACAACAATACGCATATCAAAGATTTTCAGGTGGAAAATATGATACATAAAATAAAAAATGTAAAAAAACACAAGAAATCAAAAAAGTATAATTTTAAAAATATTGAACCACTTGTTGATATCCATGAAAAAGAACCATCCAACAATATTATTGAGGGATTTACAGAAGGTTATAAAGAAGGCAAACCGAAAGCAAAATTATATGAGAATGGAAAAGGAGAATACAATGATGATATGTATGAAGGTGGTGATAATATATACGAAGGAGGTGGAAAAACTGGCTCCGCTTCAAGAAGCCCGGGACAACGTGTAAAAAATGCGTTTTCTTATGGTGAAAAAATCACATATGATATTGCTGAATCAATTGTGAAAGGGTTATCTTCGGCCGATTTGCAGACAAAAAACCCATATAGTGAGAAAGACATTCTGGTTGTTAAACGTTATGTTGATTTATGTAGTTCTATGTTTTTCGCATCCATTGCTGCGTTTAATTGGTATTTGGTGACACTATATAGAGAAACTACTGTGGCTGGCGGGTTTTTAAAGTTCCCTTTTAAAAATGTAGGTCCGAATGATGACAATAAAGATGAAACTGATGATTATTTGCCCGAAGAAGAACCTTTTTATCCTAGAATGTTACCTGATTTTCTAAGACCAACTAGCGAACAAGTAATTTATGATAAGATAAACAAATTAGATGTATTTGGAAATGCTGATGCTATAGCAAAAATGGCTGCTACCGCTGCTGCCGAGAGTAGTGGAAACCCGGCAGTTATCGGAGGAAGTCGAAATCCTTTGCCTGATGTAATAATAGGCGGCGATGGAGAAGGTGTAGATATTGCGGACATTGCCGACATAGGTATGGACGTTGTAAATGAAGAAAATAACGATAATAATGACAGCAATAATGATAATGACAATGATAATAATGATAATAATAATGATAATGATAATGATAATGATAATGATAATGATAATGATGACAGTGATAAGCCATCTAACACATACCTTATGATGTTGTCTATTTTACATTACTTTATAAAATATGCGCTGGCTGTGCCTGACATTATGTGGCACATTATGCGTTCATTCGAAAAATGGGTGTGTAATATCAGCATTATGTCACGTGAAAAATGGTACATATTATTCTTTATTGTCGCAACCTTTATATTTCACACAATGTACTCTTATATCAAACAAATGATTATTGATTCGGTCGAAATGAAGTTCTCCTTTACAACTGGTAGCATGTTGGGCCTAATGGCGATTGTTTATGGTTATCATTGTTGGAGAGGCGTCAATTCAATTGACTGGGGGAAATTAATGAAAAAAGTGAAATCTATGGAATTTCTGTTTGCGTGGCCTCTCATGTTTATCGTTCCTGGGATGTTATTAATATCATTAATTCCTGGATTGCTAATCGCATTCTTACTATCTCCTGGCATGGCTGCTTCTTTTGGATGTATAACTATTTTAATTATGTCATTTTTTCCTATTATAAAGTTCTGTAGAGGAAATCCATTGGGTTTTTTTAGACAGTATTACAAAGTAGACGATCATATACGAGAATATCATGATATGTATCCTTTACGGGATGATGATCCAGTATTCAATAAAGCGATTGATGAAATAATATCTTCTTTTAAAACTGTATACTCGATAGTTGATCTATTCAAAGTTTCTTGGTTTGCTGATACAGGACAAGATGAGTCTTATTTCAGGTCATTCAAATGGTTTTTTATTATTATGTTTTCAACAGCACTTTCTACATTAGTGTTTGTAACCAAAACAATCCCTTCTTCTTTGTTTTTTATTTTTGCGAGTGTCATAGGCATAGCGTTTATTGGACTTATTCTTAAGTTGTCTTCTGCACTATTGACCGTATTGAAATCTGTTATGAAGACAATTCATTTCGGGTTAAGATTCTTTAGTATTGGTCTATATAAATATTTACTTCCCCTTTCAATTCTTTTCATTATGGCAGTAGCATTAATTGATTTCGATAAATCTATCGAAAATATTACACTCAAATCCAAACTGAACCTTGTCTCTTTTATTGTTATTATGTCTGTTGTGTTCTTTTCATTCATTGGAACAATTCTATCTAGACAAACCAAGTCTACATAAATAAACAATTAGTATGAATAAATATAAAAATGTCTGATGATTATTAATATAATAATCATCAGAATGGGGAAAAATAAGAAGTCTACAAAGGAATACCCAATGGTAAGTGTGTGTACTCCTACATTCAATCGTCGTCCATTTATAGAAAATATGTTTTCTTGTTTTCGTAATCAAGATTATCCTACGCATCGCATTGAATGGATAATTGTAGATGACGGAAGTGATAAAATAAAAGATTTGATTGAGACATCAAATATTCCTCAAATTAGATATTTTGAAATAGAACAGAAAATGTCTTTAGGAGCTAAACGTAATCTGATGCATCAATATGCTACTGGTTCTATAATAGTTTATATGGATGATGATGATTATTATCCTCCTGAACGAATTTCTCACTCGGTAGAAAGGTTACAAGAAAATCCGGATGCTTTATGTGCTGGTTCAAGTGAAATTTACATTTATTTCAAAGGCATGGATAAAATGATACAGTGTGGACCATATGGACCAAATCATGCTACTGCGGGCACATTCGCATTCAAAAAAGAATTATTAGAACAAACAAAATATGAAGACCACGCTGCTTTGGCAGAAGAACGCGCTTTTTTGAAAGATTATACCATACCGTTCGTTCAACTGGATTCTCTTAAGACTATCTTAGTATTTTCACACGAACACAATACGTTTGACAAACGCAAGATGTTCGATCAGAAGCAAGACCCAAAATTCTTTAAAGAGTCTGGCAAGGTTGTATCCAACTTCATTCGCAGAAAGTCCGAAAAAAACATAAAAAAATTCTTTTTGGAAGACATTGATAATTTATTGAAATTTTATGAGCCTGGACTACCAAAAATGAAACCAGATGTAATGGTTCAAATGAAAGAAATCGAAGCAAAAAGAGAAAAAATGATTCAAGATGCTATGGAAAAGCAAAGAGAAAATGGTCCAATCATCCTTCAACAAGGTGAAGGCAAACCTCCTATCCAAATTTCGAATAAACAGGCAGTTGAAATTATGAAGCAACAGCAAGAACAAATTCGCAAATTAACAGACCATAAAAATCAGAATGATAAATTGAATAACCTGCTTAAGGAAAAGGTTTCCGAACAAATGAAACTTATTAAAGCACTAAAAGAAGATTTAACTACATACAAATCAGAAGAAACAAAGGGCAATGTTGAAATTATCGAAAAGTCTCCATCCTTCGTTCAACCTGTAGATGGCAATGGACTATCAGAAGGCCCTATCAATAAGAGCAAACCAGTTGTTATGGTTAATACGGACACTGATTAACATTATTATTATGTGATTTACTTTATTACATAATAATTCATTTCTTGACTTTTTGCGTTTTTCTTTTGCGCGGATTTCTAGTTTTCTTTATCGTTTTTCGAGTTATTTTTGGCATTATTTCCTTTGTTAATTCATTTATTATTGTTCTTGGATCACGTGGTTCAAGTGTAACTGTTGTCATCGGCATCGGCTTATATCTACGTTCATAGAACTTATGAAAGGTGTGTCTGCTTTTTGGCTCTGTACTATAAAAAGAAAACATAGGTTTATATGTTTTAACGTTTTCACTCAAATTGTCATTTGCGGTAGCCTCAAATGTTATATTTATCGAACCATTTTTATACACTACATAGGCTATGTGATAAGGTGTCTGGTTCTCTTCAGGCAATTCATTTTTGACTATTGCATAGCTTTCACCCATTTCCGGGTTTGCGTTATTATTCGTAAGTGTGCTATCTATGCCGTTTGTTATTCTCACATTTTGTTTGTCCGACACACCAAACTGATTGCGTCCTTTTACATGTTTAAACTTTAAAGCACTAGTATTATAATGATATGGCAATAACTGAATATCTAATATACTATCGCTAATTTTATTTTCACAAGTAAGGAATTCTGAAAAATTCAAACAGTCACTCTCATTTAATGATTCGTTCAAATCATGAATTGTTCGGTTATCTTTCAAGTCTCTAAAAAATGTGTAACCTATAAACAATTCATCAACCCCATTTTTATCTACCAAATGTATATCATCTCTATTTGTTAAAAAAATAGGTGACTCATCTGCGATTAATCGTCCGGATTCTATTAACATGTATAATGGCGATAATTGGTCTAGTCCATCAATTAACTTTGTGTTTATATATAAATTAACGGAATTCCTTGTATAAATGGCAAATTTACGGTCACTTGTCAATCTATAATTGCCAAACGTATTCATTATATATTAAATACATACTTTTATTCCTCTACACATTCTATAACTTCGTCTTTTTGTACGTTCTTATCTAAATATCTGTAAATTCGCTTGATGTCTAGCTTTGTTATGTTCATGTCTTGAAAGATTTTTTCTATCTTTGTCAATTCTTCGGCAACTTTTGTCACATCTATCATATTATTGAATATTTTTAATTCTTGAAACATAGCTATCAAATCCTTCTTATCTAAATCTAAATTCAAACAAAGACTGTAAATAAACATCATATTATTATATTCGGTGGAATATTTTGTTAATACTTTCGTAAACCTTACTTCATCGGGCTTAAATGAACCTCTATTTTCAGAGAATTCATCGTGATACAATTTGTTATTATAAAACGTTTTCATCAACGAACTCATTTCATTAAAAATCCATATTTGACTTTGAAATGTTATTCTATCAATATAATCCGCATAGCAAATATTATCTAATACTTTCATGTAAAAAGGCAGTGACCTATTTTTTGGCTTCTCTGATATTACGTCAACTATATTTTCATGCCATAATAATGAAACGATAGTCCTCTCTGTTTCATTCATAATATTTGTATGCTCTTCCATTTTAATTGGCTCGTTTATTAATAACTGCGTTATCTTCTTGGAATCTTCGTTATATGACTTTGTTTTGAAAAATTTCTCAAAGTTGTCATTGTTTATAATGTCTGGTTTATTCAACAAAAGTTTTTTTACAAACTTCATTTTACGAAGGTCTCCTTGTATATAAGAATAGATTGTGTTTCTTTTTGTATCTGGTATACTATTGAAGTTTGGTACGGTTTTCAATAATATTGATTCCATTTGTGGTTGAATCGGCATTTTCAACTCAAATACGTTACATACTTTCATGAGTTCGCGCATCTTCTTGTCAATATAATAATTCCCTATGCATATAATCGGGTTCATTGTCTTGCTTTCCAATTTCTGTTTTTTCGTTTTCTTCTGTCTTATTAACTTTATAAGTGCGTTCAGACCACCTTTATCTCCACTATTCATTCCATCTATTTCGTCCATTACTATTACCAACCTCCTTTTCTTCTTTCCAGCCATCATTTGAAGGACATTTTGATTTGCTATATTATTACAAGTAATCGTATCTATCAATGATTTATTTCGTACGTCACCAGCATCATACTTAACCATATCATAATCAATCGATTTCAATAGGTTGCTAACAAATTGCGTTTTTCCACAACCGGGAGACCCGTATATGTAAATACCTTTTTTGAATGTCAGGTCATTCACATTGTTATCAAAATTCAATAATAAGTCTTTTATTGTCTCAACCACATGATTACGGTCCAATATCGTATTAATTTCTTGTATATTATCAACATTCATATATACTATTTATCGTCTTGTATTAATATACATATATTTTTTATATTTATTGATATAACGAATTATAATTACTCGTTATATAATTAATTTACCGACCAAAGGCACTGAAATCAGCAGTAATAGGCAAATATTTTGCTTTAGTTTCAGCTGTGGGTTGTCTCACAGGGCTCGCGCCACTATACTGATTATTCGTTCCTAGTACTAATGGAATCGCACCACTTTTAGATGACGCGCGTTGTTGAGGAATCATTTGTTTGCTACCATTATTACTTTGTCTTCTATCCATAGTTAATACGTCTTTTACTCCACTTCCAAAGTCACGAAGCAAACTAGTCGCACCTGAAGCAGTCTCTTTCGCAATTCCAGTAGCACCGGTTACTGTATCTTTCGCAATGCCAGTAGCACCGGTTACTGTATCTTTCGCAATGCCAGTAGCTCCTGACGCGGTATCTCTAACCAACGAGTCACCAGTGGTAAGGGTTTTATCTACTAGACCACCTGTTACTTGTACGGTTTCACTCAAAGGGTTTGATTCGCTAGATTGCTTCTTATATTGCTTCTCGTCCCCAACAAGAGAGCCTCCATCTGGTCCTTTTGTACCTGAACCACCATTTCCACCACAATTGGTACAAGATACCTTTTCGGGCATTTCAGGACAAGTAGGACAGGTAGGACATACAGGAGGTACTATTTGTGTTTTTAAAATGTAATCTTGGTTTTCTTGTTCTGTCTCCTTTTCTTCTTTTTTCTGTTCTAAAACAGGGAACTTAATAATCTTATCGTAAATACGTTTTTTGATGTCTCCCCATAAAGTATGTGATTTGGGTTCCTCACCAGGACTACAATACATAGAAACATTGTTTACATTTTTGTAATTATAACAGGTACCTTCATCATTCATCAAGTACATTTCACAATCGGGGTTACTTTTGCATGCTTCAAAACAGTCCTTGTCATTCTTTTTTGATTCTGACAGTATTTCGGAATCGGCATGAATGTAAATCTTTCCACCATCACAATGAGCTTTCTCTTTCTTTTCGTCGTTGTCACATTCTTTTGGTTCATCAGTAGTCTCATCTTCAAACCCTTCCTTATTGCTGCCAAAAATTATCGCCACTACTAAAATTACCAATAGTATCAAGAATAGTATAAGCGGTGTTATTTTTATTTTACTCAAAAATTTCATTATAAATTATACAGCGAAAATATAATTTATAATGAAAATGAAAAATTGAACTCGTGTTGACAAGTTTATAGAATTGTAATTCTATTTGTAATGGGACCTAAAAAACAACCTCCCCCTTTGTTGGAACGCTTTTATGAACCTTCAAAAACAAAATATGAAATTTGTATTGATGAAGCAGGTCGTGGTTGTTTATATGGAAACGTCTTTATTGCGTCTGTAGTTTTACCTAAAGATGAAGAATCATTTTTAGGACAAGATATTAAAGACAGTAAAAAATTCTCTTCTAAAAAAAAATTAAATGATGTCGCTGATTATATCAAACTACATGCTGACTATTATAAAATTATATCGTTTGACTCTGACTGTATTGATAAGATAAACATTTTACAGACTGTAATGAAAGGTATGCACACATGTATTCGTGAAACAATTCAACATTATCAAACAGTCAATCCTGAACTAACGTTGGATGATTTCATCGCTCTTATTGACGGGAATTATTTTCAACCTTACTGTGCTTTTGACAATAAACGTGAGGAAATTATTGAGTTAAAGCATATCACTTTTGAAAAGGGAGATGGCCGATTTATGGGTATCGCATCGGCAGGCATTCTCGCTAAAACCGCACGAGATAGTTATGTATTGAAACAATGTGAAACATATCCCGAATTATCTTCTAAATATGGTCTCGAAAAAAATATGGGTTATGGTACAAAACTACACCTAGATGGTATTAAACAATATGGTATTACTCAATGGCACAGACAGTCGTATGGAATATGTAAAACTTCTAACATTAATCCTATTCATGAGATTACTCAAACAACTTCTTAATGTCATCTTTATTCGTCCATATAAATTTGGTCTCTTTGTCATATACGCTATATCCTATCATAACTTCATTCTTTTCTTTGAAATACACCATTCCCGTAGTATACTCTATTTTTTTATTTTCAAAAGTAAACATTTTACTATAACGTTTTAATTCATAAGTATCTGAGTCTAATATTACAAACATATGGTAATAATGGCGCATCTCTTCATAACTTACAACGTGTACTATAAACCATAACTCGTTATCTATATTGATTCCATTCGTTGACCCTCTTACTTCAGAGAAAAATCGAGGCGTATTTATCTCTTTTTCTAATGAAAATCTACGACTACCATCATGGTCTTTGTAATTCCCTATTTTCAATGGATGCCAACTATGAATCACTTTCAAATCTTCTCTGTTATCTTCAAATAACACCCAATTCTTTTCAATGGCTTTATCTTTCATCAGTATTGACGATACACAATCTCCTGATTTTTTATTAATCGTTCCAGTCTCGATAGTTATATCCCCTTCTTTCAACCCCCTATTGCCATTATATTGTAATGACTCTCCAAGAGAAATTAGTTTTATATCTTCAACACCTACATAATCACCATCGTATTGTTTGTCATAATTCATTACAAATTCATTTGTCTTAGTCCAATCTTCTTTGGTGGTGTCGTATACTGTGATTATATTATGACTGCTTATTGTATTCTTATTTATATATTTCCCGTCGTCATCTATATGGTAATTCACACACCGTATATTTACATACAATTCTTTGTCTCGCATCGTTAATGATGGTGTAGAAGTGACGAAATCCTCATTTTCTTTTACGAAGTCGTTCGCAGCATCGCATAATTTACTTGAATTTATATTTTCTTGACTCCAACTTGTTAAGGCAGGGGAATAGAACTTATAATTTACTAATACATTTTGTAACGTGTTAGATGGAAGCTCTTGATAACATAATGTCCGTGTGATGGAATCCATCACAGTGTATGCTTTATCGTTACAATAATACGCTATTATTGTAAACTCATAATCCATTTTATAGTCATACACACTCTGATCATGGAACAAATGGTCTATCGAAAAATTATTTTGACGTTGAAAATCAGCCATCTCATAAAACGCATATGCTAATCTGTATGAACCTCTTATTCTGTAATATTTTATGATTTCATATAAATTTTCTATTCTATTTGGCATTATTTGATATGCTTCCATCCAGTATATCACCGCTTTATTCATGTCTTCTAATTCCATATACGCCTTCCCGATAGAATAATACGAATACCATAATTCTTCCTTCCAACCTCCCATGTTTATTCGTTTTTTGTATGTTTCAATCGCTCCATGATATTGTCCCATATTCAGGTAACTATTTGCCAGATAAAACATATATCTAACGTTTTCTGGTTCATCGCGAAGTCCTTCTTTCAATAGTTTTATGTCCCTAGTAAACTTGTCTTGTTTTGAACCACCATCACCTATGTCGGTTATAAATATTATGTCTTTGTCTATTGAACCTAATTCACAATGAGGAGGTGTCTGCAAGAATTCGTGTGTTACTCCTTGATATGTATAATCAACCGAGTTCTCTACTATCCTGACATTTTTATAAAAAAATCCATGATTTCCTTGATACAAATAATAAGCACCTTTTGTCAAATTTTTTTTGAATTCTTCTATATTCTCTATATTCAACTCTAACTTCATGTCAGCATCTAATAAAAGTAGATAATCCGCATCCATATCTAGACACTCTAGTTTCGCATAATTTCGATTGTATCCAAAATCGCGGAATGTTTCTTTTACTATCTTTCCAGTGATGTCTTTTGAATCAAAAAATTTTGTTATAATTTCTACGGTATCGTCGTCGCTTCCAGTATCACATATACAATATGTGTCTATAATGGGAGATACTGTGGCTAGTAGACGAGTTATTATCTTGCTCTCATTTTTTACTATCATATTCAAGCATATTTTAGGCATTATTTTTTGATATACACTTTTTATTTGTTACCTTTTAATTTAATTATTATATAATAAACATATTTTCTGTATATATAGTAGCCTAAGTATGTCTTTTACACGATTTCATGATGACCCATACCGTATCAAAAAACAGCTTGAAGAAACCACTTATACCGGACGTTATATGTTAGACACTCCCGGACAAGGTGTTGACCTTCCTTTTATGGAAGACCCACAAATGCGTCTTGAAAAATGGGGAGCCAATCTTACTACGAACGCAGTATCACTTGAAAGTGACCTGAAAGGCCTTTCCCGTCCCCTTAATCGTGATTTAGTAAACATTAATAATCACAAATTATATTCCAGTAATTCTACAACCGTTCAATATAAATCTCAACAACCTTTTGTTGAGGAAAGTAGGGCAAGTCATCCCGCCTGGCAATATAGAGATTTAGAACAATCCAGGTGGGAAAATCCTATTTTGAACCCTCAAGATGGACTAGAACGACAATTTGATTACAACGTCCATTCGCGCATTTTAGAGAAAGACCACTTCAAACCTAAAATACCGCAGGCCGGCAATTTCAACGATTTTTACCTTTCTGGACCATCAATTTGTTTGGGTGGAATGGAAGAATCTTGCGAAGGTTCTTCATATAGAACCCCTCCGAAAACTACTTAATGTCTTGATTTGTTTTATATAATAAATATATACAACTAATATATTACAGATGGAAGCAATTGTACCCTTATTCGCATTATCTAGTTATTATTTGATTAATAAACAAAGCAATACAGAGGACAAGAAAGAAAATTTTTATAGTCGAACTGAATTACCAAATGTAGACATTCCTGATAAAAATTACCCTAATAAAGATGTTGTATTACCTGAAGCGGATGTCACATCTAAACTAAGTACCACTAACAAATTTAACGGTACATCTGGTGTTTATACTGATAAATATTTTCAATCGAATAACGCTTCAACAGAAGGATTTTCGAGTTCAAATGGTTCTCAATATACATCACTCGCTGGTGAAAAAGTTTCCGAAGGATATTTTAAGCACGACAATATGGTCCCGTACTTTGGTGGAAATATGAAGGGGAGCAATCGTGACAAAAATGACAATGAAGGATTAATGGACGCCTATACTGGTTCTGGTTCTCAAACTATTACTAAGCAAGAACAATCTCCTTTATTCGCACCCAATGAAAATCTCCAATGGGCGCATGGAGCGCCCAATCAAACTGACTTTGTCCGTTCACGCATTAATCCTAGTCAGCGTATGGCCAATGTTAAACCGTTTCAAGAAGAACGCGTAGCACCTGGATTAGGACTGGGATACACCAATGAAGGTTCTAATGGCTTCAACTCTGGTATGATGGAACGCGAAAAATGGATGCCTAAGACTGCCGATGAATTGCGTGTAGCAAATAACCCAAAAACCTCTGGCATAAGCTTGTTAGGTCATGAGGGACCTGCTGATAGTCGTATCAAAAATATCGCTACTACCGAACAGATGGGTGTTATGGAGAAAAACCGTCCTGACCGTATGTATGAAGTTGATACTCGTGACATAAATGATACCAAGGATATTGGTAGATTGTTTGTTACTGGTGGAGCTCATAAGGCCCAAACTCTTCATTCTATGCCTATTCAACGCGCGGTAACTCGTCCTGAGACAACTACCGATTATACTGGAGCCGCATCTCATCAAAATTCTGCTGCGTATGTTCCAGGCGAATATATGCCTTCTCATAATCAACAGTTAGGCAGTGTTCCTATGGGTGCTGCTGGCGCAGTTGGTAAAAATCGTGCTGGTGAAAACGACCATAGTATAAAATCCAAAAAAGCATATCCTAATAATAGAACTGTCAATAAACAAGACGGTTATTTTGGAGCAGTTCGTAATAATATTACTGCAACTGTAGCACCTCTTCTTGATGTTCTCCGTCCTTCTCGCAAAGAGAACACAATCGGCACTCTTCGTCCTTATCAGAACCCCGGTTCTACTGTTTCCAACAGTTATATTTTCAATCCTGCCGATAAAATGCCTACCACTATCCGCGAAACTACTGAAAATTCTAAGTTCCACTTGAATGTCAATTCAAATCAAAATGGCGGTGCTTACACCGTTTCAGAGCAACAAGCATCGGATACTATTCGTCAGGAAACCGGTGATTTCTTCTATGCTGGAAACGCTAGCGCAGGAGAACGTACTAGACAAACAACTTCTTATGAGGCTGGATACAACCAGCGCAACAATGATAAAAAGACTACTGAAGGATATATGGTAAAAGGCAACTTGGCTGTTTTAAATACTGATGTAAATATGCGTCAAGCTTCTCGTGACAATATGCTTACAAACAACCGCGAGGTGTCAGGCAACATGCCTTATCGTAGCCCTGAAGCTAGCACTATGGGACAGTTCTCCGGACAACACACCAAAAATCAGGATTCTAAGATTCAATTAGACCGCACTAATCCCGAAATTATGAATAACTTAAAAGCAAACCCTTATGTAGTTGACTACAAAACCGGCCTGTAAAAGTAAATAAAGACTTTTTTCATATTATAATATCAAACATATAATATGAATAAACCGCCTGAAAAAACTATTGAATATATCCCGAACATTGATGATGAAAAAGAATATATCATTGAATATGAATTATGCCAATTGAGAAGCAAAATTAAATCTATTGAAGACGGATATCATCATGATTCTCCTGTTTACAAAAATATCATTATCCCTAGTTTAACTAATTTAATCAAGACGCTAGAAATACTCAATGAGAAAATTGATGACGAAACTGAAAACAGCAATTGTCAAGGCATTGAGCTTCTACTTGCCGAAATACACACATCGTTTTTTGATTGATATTATTTATCAACTACAACTTCTTTCAATACATTCTTTATAATTCTTTGTTTATTCTTTTCTCGGTCTGAGCCCATCCCCCCTAATGAATTTGTCATTATTTTAACAAATTCTTTATCTTCATTCGAATCCATTACTATATGGTTTGGATTCTCCTCCTTCCAATTATTCAAATTATTCAAATTCTTGTTGGCAACACACTCTATTGCTGTTTTCATTTTATTTTTATCTTCGGTCTCTTTTTTCCACACATCGTTATTTTTTATATAAAGCGTTTCGCGTTTCAAATCAGTACAATGCATCGGTCGATTATATGTATCTAATTCTCTTAATTTATCAGCAAAGATTTTAGTAATGCCATCGATATAACCAAGTTCTCCCGTATTTTTTAAATCTTCTACAGATAATACCATATTCGCTATAAACTCAGATATATTCATCGCATCTTTACACTCTTCGTTCAAGAAAAAATTCAGGTTGAATTTGTTGTTATTGGTATTATTACAGTTTGTATTTATCGTTTTTCCTTCTTTCACTGCTTCAATCAATTTATTCTCCGTTTCTAATATTCGGTTTTGTAGTTTGGAAAGCTCTTGTTGTTGGTCTACTATTAACCCTTTAAACTCATTATTCGATGTAAGCAGCTCTTGATTTTGCGTTAATAATTTCATTACTATTTCTGGAGTTATTAGCGAAGACATATCATGAGTAGTTTCTATACTGATTGATTCGTCTGAATCTTTTTCCATACAATCATTATGATTTTCAAACATACATGTTTGTTTGTGACGTGAAAGACTCTGTCTTGAACTAAAATGTTTCTTGCATACACATATATGATGTGACGGCGTAAAATTGTCATCATTTGTCATCTTTTTATGTTTTCGGGTATTAATATGTCTAGTGTAATCACTACGTTTAAAGCATTTAAAGTCACAATCTTTACATATAAATTGTTGGCGTTTTTTGGGTGTAATTTCTGTCATCATTAATGTTACATTATGATGACAGAAAAAACGCCTAAAACGACCGAGGCATAATTTAATATTTTTTATTATCGTCTCATACAAAACAAATAATTGTCATTTTTACAGCATTTACTAGTGAAACTAAAAAAACGGAAATTTCCGGAAAAAAAACTTTTCTAATATTCTCATTTTGGACATTTTTAAAAATGTCCTTTTCTCAAAATTTCATCGACTTTTTTTTTCAAAAAACTTCATTTATCCACTATCACCTCTTTCAACACATTCTTTATAATTCTCTGTTTGTTTCTTTCTCGGTCTGAACCCATGCCACCTAATGAATTTGTCATTATTTTAACAAATTCTTTATCTTCGTTCGAATCCATTACTATATGGTTTGGGTTCTCTTCCTTCCAATTATTCAAATTATTCAAATTCTTGTTGGCAACACACTCTATTGCTGTTTTCATTTTATTCTTGTCTGAATCTTTATCCCACTCATTATTATTCTTTATATAAAGTGTTTCACGTTTCAGGTCAGTACAATGCATCGGGCGATTATGTGTATCTAATTCTTTCAATTTATCGTTGAATATCTTGGTTATCCCGTCTATATATCCTAGTTTACCAGTGTTTTTCAGATCTTCTACAGATAGAACCATATTATCAATGAATTCAGATATATTCATCGCATTTTTACACTGTTCGTTCAAGAAAAAATTCAGATTAAATTTGTTGTTATTTGTATTATTACAATTCGTATTATTCGTTATATGTTTTCCCTCTTTCACTACTTCTAATAATTTTGTTTGAATCTTTTGGTTCTCTTCTTGCTGTTCTATGATTGTCTTCTGTTGTTCTCGGTTCTCTTGCTGTTGTTCTATTATCAACTGTTTAAACTCTTGATTTTGCGTTAATAATGTCATCACTAATTCTGGTGTTATTATATTTGATACATCGGTTACTTCAGACGTCTCTTGTGTATGAACCACATTCTTCAATTCACCTTTACATTTTTTTTTATGTCTCCATAAACTTGTTCTATCAGCAAGTATTTTGCTACACATGTCACATTTGTATGTTACAGGTTTTTCGTTGTTGTCTGTTGTCTTTTTATGTTTACGTGTCGACAAATGTCGAGTATAATCAGTTTTATTGCTCGATGTAAAGTTACATAATTTACAATGGAATTCTATTGCGTTTTTTTTAGTTTTTATTGTTGTCATTTGTTGTTATTATACGACAACAAAAAAAACGCCTAAAACTACCGAACCAATTGTCCTTTTTTATTTTTATCATCTCATACAAATTTTTTAATTTTTATTTTTACAGCATTTATTAGTGAAACACAAAAATCACGTTTTGCAAAATAAAAAACCTTTTCAATATTTCCATTTTGGACATTTTTAAAAATGTCCATTTCTCAAAATTTCATCGACTTTTTTTTGTCAGAAACTATCAAATTTGAAAATATACCGATTAACAGCATATTTTCAAAATTAGAAACCAGGTTCACCTGTAAATACCTGTGTATTCGCAGCATCCAATGTTTTTGTATCAGTTATCACATTCATGAAATCCTGCATGTTTCCACCAAACATACTATTTATAGAGAGGGTGGCAAAACTTGATACAAAAACGATTACAGCATCACGAATAACAAACTTCAATGGTTTCATGTCTTTTTCTAAATATTTCATTTCTAATATCTTGAAGACGCTAAACACTGTAGTAATAATTAGAGCAAAAATAAGTAACTTTTCCATAAATATAATAAATTTGATTATATTTATAATGTAATTTCAACGCATATACGATTTAAATAAGTTCTTCAATGTCATTCAATACAATGTCATCTGTATTAATTCTTTTCGTCTCCGATGGAGGGTCGTCTAATACATCAAATCCAGTTAAATTGACATTTTGTGTATCTATTTGTATTTTTTCATCATCACTTTCATAAGCGTCCTCTTCCATCATTTTTTCCATGGCTCTAGAAGAACTTAATTCTTCCAAATGTTCGATTGTTTTGGGTGCTTCGATTTTTTTGACTGTGTCTAATTCGTCTAGAACAGAGTCGATATTATTGAATGATAGGGTAGTAGTCACCTTTTCATCGTCGATATTTTTGATGGTTGGTACAACAACCGGTTCTTCCTCTTCCAGCTTATTTTCAATTGGCTCTTGAGTGACTTCCTCTATTTTGTCTGCGGTAATTTCCGAAATAGGTTCAGACTGTTGAATGGGAAGTTCTTCTTCTTTTTCTTCAATTGTTTCAATAATAACTTCTTCCTCTTGTTCGATACTTTCATCCATATAAGCACGTATAATTGCCTCTGTGGGTATACTTTCACGGATAGAATTCATAATACATTCCTCTATAATTTGTTCTAGTTCACGATTATTACGTTGTTGTTGGAGAGGGTTAACCTTTTTCTCAAATAAGTATACATTGGCATACACTTTACGAGCTACATTAATATAGACTTTATGGATGAAGGCATCTAGCTTAGGAATGGTTATGTCAATTTTCTTTTGCTTATTGCCAACACGGATACATGTAAGAATCTTGAGTTGAATAATGTGAACGCAAGTAATAAGGTCTTCTAAATAGTCGCAACCACTTCGTTCAATGATACGTTTCTTTTCCTCTTCAATGATATTATTATTCCATTTTGGGACTCTTGACAATAGATTCTGAAAAGTCATCAAGTACTTGGTTGCTTCATCATTGTCAAGGCATAGTTTCCACGACTCGTTGAAAATAGAACGTAGTCCTTCTCTAATTAGAGGTGTAAAAATGCTAACTAAACGACTACACCATTCGTTTCTAGACTCACTCAAATTCGCGATAACAAAGTCGTCCATGTTGGATATAATTATATTGGATTAATACTTTTTATATCTTTATTTGAACGTAAAAATATATAATCCAGCAAATACAAGAATAATAATTTTTCATTTCTGAAATCAGATTTGATTTTATTGAAACATAGAATTGAGGAGGCTTTTATTTTATCATCAATAGTGCTTGTAGATTCAATCCATTTTACTAAATCTAAACAAGATGAACCTTCTTCATACAATTTGTTTGACACATCTGCGAGAACCTTATGGGTTATTTCTTCAGTGTGTATTTCGTCTAACATCGCAAATATGTTAGAATAATCTCTATTGTCCTGTATAACCTGTTGAATACGTTTGGCGTTTAAGTTCATTGGCATATTAGCATGATCCATATATTCGGGGACATAAATTTCACAGAATCTTGACAATATTGGATTCAATAAGCGCTGCTTATTTTCAATAATAATAAAAAAACGAGTATTGTTACTAAATTGTTCAATACACCGTCGTAAAGCAGACTGTGCGTCTGTAGTTAAAAAGTCTGCGTTGTAAAGGATAATCGACTTGAAAAAGATACCATTATTGTATTGAATATTTGCTTTAGCAAAGAACTTTATGTCTTCTCTTATAAACTTTATTCCTTTTCCGTGAGCGCAGTTCACCCACATTACATTCTTCTTTATTTTTCCTTTATCAGAATCATAAACCTTATTAATAAATGTACGAATTATTGTTTTTTTGCCTGAACCATAGGAACCATGTAAAATAATATGGGGGACCTTTTTATTTTCATAGAAATTGTATAGTTTGTTGTAAATTTTGCTATGAATGGGCAGAACGTCCATACTATTATTATAACACAATTCATATGTTTATTACATTTATTCTTTTTTTATAATATTAAGTTGTTTTGTAAAAACAAAACGTTCTTGATTCATTGTTTTGCGGTTTACATTGCAATGTAAACAAGCGATTACTAAATTACCTTTATTATGTCCTATTTCATTCGAAATTCTCTCTAACGACCATTGTCTAGGTTCTCGAACATTCTCGTATAATATGTCTACAGACTTCTTACAATAAAAACATTGATTCTTACATTCATATAATAATTTGACTATCTCTTCGAGATCTACAAACTCATCTTTCGAGAACCTGGATTTTTTCTTATCTTGTGAAGAATATCCAGACATTTTTTGCCTGAAAAGGGTAGTTATTATGCTACATTGATTATTATCGATAACTTTATTATTATACAATTGTTCGATATATGAGATTTGTTTATTCTGAGACAGTTCGTATTCATTGAAATCCCAATTATCACTCGTAGTAATTTTACGTTTCGTTATTTTTTTAGTTTCGGCCGGTTCGTCATTGTGGTTGTCAATAGGATATAATAAATCTTGAAGTACGATTTTCTTGGTGTTTGACATGTATTATATTAAAGACTTTTATAAAAAGAGGATAAAACTAACTTATTAATTATATTAATGGCAGGCGAAAAGAAAATAGAAGAAGTAAATATTAATAGCATAGATGAACTATTTGCTTCACAAACACCGGCAAACGAATTAGAACCGTGGAATAAAGTAGAACGGTCAACCAAATTACGTAAATTATTCCAATATGCTGAGAAATACGGATTCGAGACATCTATGAACCCAAAAGAAATACAGTCTTTGAAAACGTTTTTTACTAGCTCTCTTAACAAAGGGAGATTGTTGAAAATAAAGGAAGTAAATTATAATATAGAGAAAGGAATAATCATATCAGTGCCAGGACTTCAATATAATAACAACACTAAGAATTTTACTATACGCAATATTGAAGCAAAACATGTATCAACTGTGAAAATCAAGCAAAAAAAACCTCCCACAAAAATTAAGGTCGAACCATCGGATGTTGAAGCGTAAGCAAATAGTTAAATGTATTGACGAAAATATTATCAATACATTTACACATAATAATATAAACATATCCCCTCATTCTAATTAGTAGATACCATGGACAAATCTAAATTAATTATAGAATTCAAAAAGATAAAGGATAGCATGGACGGCCTAGAAAATATGATGATGGCCCATGTAAGTTCGCTTTCAGAAAGACTATCAGAAAGTGATGGCAGTGAAGACAGTTCTAGTAAATTTTTGTCTGAAGAAGACATTAACGGTGTAACACAACTAGTATATGAATATTTAGATGAGTACTTTCAAAATGATACATTAACAATGTCTTCACCGAATTTTTATCAAATATTAATTGAAGATATTACAAATATTACGTTCGAAGTATTGTTGGATGCGAATCTATGCCAAGAATATCACTATGACGATGTAATTGAACTAGTAGATGAGATATATGACAGCTATCGTGAGTTTAATACCGTTCCCGAAAGGTCTTACGCTATGATGAACTACCAGAATCCAGAATTGAACGAAGATATTTTGTCGGAGTTAACCCAAAAAATACAGCTGTTAAGTGAAATGCCTCAACCGCAGCAACGAACAAAAGAATGGTACGAGTTTCGCCATGGTCTCATAAGTGCTAGCAATATTTGGAAAGCATTCGGTTCAGACGCCCAGAAAAACAGTTTAATATACGAAAAGTGTTGCCCTCTTATTGATAATACAACCAAAGAAACACATTATGTAAATACAGAATCCCCGATGCATTGGGGAGTAAAGTATGAACCAGTAACTGTTATGATTTACGAAGATATGTTTAATACCGAAGTAGGGGAATTTGGCTGTATTCAACATGCTGAGTATCCATTTATCGGAGCATCACCCGATGGAATTAACATCGACCCTACAAATGAAATATATGGTAGAATGGTTGAAATTAAAAACGTGGTTAATCGTGAATTGACCGGAATACCTAAGGAAGATTATTGGATACAGACACAAGTTCAAATGGAAACATGTGACTTGAACGAGTGTGATTTTATTGAGACAAAATGTATGGAATATCATGACGAGTCATCTTTTTATGAAGACAACTCTCGAGACTACAAAGGTGTAATACTACATTTTATTGACAATATCAATGAATATAGCTCACCAACATATGCTTATATGCCATTCTCGGTAGAATTGAATAAAGACTCAATAGAAGGTTGGATACAAAAAGAAAAATCTAAATATTCCTTAGAAAATAAGGCATTAATGAATGTAGCATATTGGTACTTAGAAGACTATTCATGTGTAGTAATAAAGAGGAATAAACAGTGGTTTGACAAAGCACTGCCAATAGTGAAAGACATATGGAACACCATATTAAAAGAGCGTATTGAAGGGTACGAACATCGAGCAGCAAAAAAGAGGTCACCAAGTATAGTTTTAACGAGTGAAGATGGTAACACTAAAAATATTAAGACTGATAATCATAAGTCTGGACTATGTCTAGTCAAGTTGGATTTTTAGAAAGATAAAGAAAACAATATAGATAAATTTTTCTTTATCTATTAAATAGAATATACTCTACTATGTCTAGCACTGCTGTTGATGCCGACGAAGAAATGTATGTAACCAAGCGTAACGGGAACAGAGAAATTGTGTCATTTGATAAGATTTCACGTCGTATCAAAACTCTTGGTGCAGAGGCAAACATAAAAATTAATTATACGTCTCTTGTTATGAAGGTAATCGACCAGATTTATAACAACATTTCCACTACAAAGATAGACGAACTATCGGCAGAACAATGCGCGTCTATGTCAACAGTTCACCCAGATTATAACATTCTAGCTGGGAGAATCGTAATTTCGAATCTTCATAAAAATACTACTCCTTCTTTCTCTGACGCGATGACACGTCTTTATGATAATAAAGACAAACATGATAAACATTCTCCGATTGTATCACAAACCCTCATGGACGTCGTTAATAAATATAAAAATGAGATAGATTCAACTATCAATCATGACAGTGATTATTTAATTGACTATTTTGGGTTTAAAACATTAGAAAGAGCATATTTGATGAGACATAATAAGGTAGTAGTTGAACGTCCTCAATATATGTGGATGCGCGTTAGTATTGGCATACATGGTGACGACATTGATAAAGTAAAAGAAACTTATCATTTGATGTCTAACAAATATTTTACTCATGCTACTCCTACCCTGTTTAATGCTGGAACGCCTCATCCACAGTTGTCGTCTTGTTACTTACTCGCAATGGAGAAAGATAGCATTGAAGGCATTTATAATACATTGAAAGATTGTGCGTTGATTTCAAAATGGGCTGGAGGTATTGGATTACACATTCATAACGTACGTGCTTCTGGTAGTGATATTCGTGGTACTAATGGTACATCGAACGGCATTGTGCCAATGTTACGTGTATTCAATCATACCGCAAAGTATGTAGACCAAGGTGGTGGAAAACGCAATGGCAGTTTTGCTATGTATTTAGAACCATGGCATGCGGACATCGAAATATTTTTGGAGATGCGTAAAAATCACGGAGAAGAAGACTTAAAAGCACGTGATCTATTTTATGCGTTATGGACTCCTGACCTTTTTATGGAAAGAGTAAAGACAAATGCCGACTGGACTCTCATGTGTCCCGATGAATGTCCTGGTCTGGCCGATGTATATGGTGAAGATTTCACAGTCCTATATGAGAAGTATGAATCAGACGGCAAGGGGCGCAAGACAATGAAAGCCCGTGACCTTTGGTTTCAAGTATTGGACGCACAGATGGAAACAGGCACTCCATATCTCCTTTATAAAGACTCTGTGAATAAGAAGAGCAATCAGGCCAATCTAGGGACGATTAAATCGTCAAATTTGTGTTGTGAGATTACTGAATATTCTGATGACACAGAGACCGCTGTATGTAATCTTGCCAGCATTGCTTTGCCGGCCTTTGTAAAGAATGAGCCACGTTATGCGGATGATGGAGAAACTATATTTAGACGCGCCTATTTTGATTTCAAAAAGCTTCACGAAGTAACAAAGGTTGTGACAAATAACTTGAATAAAATCATCGATGTCAACTTTTATCCTACAGAAAAAACTAGAAAAAGTAACATGCGTCATCGTCCTATTGGACTCGGAGTACAGGGACTTGCAGATGTGTTTTTTATGATGGATATATCATTTTCTTCAGAGGAAGCAAATAAGCTAAATAAAGACATTTTTGAAACTATGTATCATGCGTCACTTGAAATGTCAAACGAAATAACTATTGAACGATATAAATCATTGAAACATATAAACAATGAAGATACTTCAATGGATATGATAGCAGACAAAATTATGAACGAATATGAGAAACCGTTGTTGCCAATGTTAAGTGAAAATAACAAAACAGTTGGTAGTTATAGTAGTTTCATTGGGTCGCCTATGTCAAAAGGTATTTTTCAATTTGATATGTGGGGCGTAGAACCCAGCAATAGGTATGATTGGGTTGTTCTAAAAAATAGCATTATGACATATGGCATTCGTAACTCACTTCTGATGGCTCCTATGCCTACTGCGTCAACTTCACAAATTCTAGGGTACAATGAGTGTATTGAACCTATAACTAGTAATATTTATAGTCGTCGCACGATTGCTGGGGAGTTTGTACTTGCCAATAAATATTTAATGAATGATTTAATTAACCTTAAATCATGGAATGAGGACATTAAAAATAGCATAGTGAAAAATCAAGGTTCCATCCAACATTTGGTTGGCATACCTGACATTATCAAAGATAAATATAAAACGGTATGGGAATTGCCTATGAAACAATTAATTAATATGGCTGCTGACAGAGGAGCATTTATTTGCCAAAGTCAGAGTTTGAATTTATGGTTAGAAGACCCTAATTATAAGAACTTGACTTCTATGCATTTTTATTCATGGGAAAAGGGTCTTAAAACCGGCATATATTATTTGAGAAGGAGGGCACGTCATCAGGCTCAGCAGTTTACAATTGAACCCGAAAAGGCAAAAACAACTAATGTCGAAGAGGACGAAATTTGTGAGATGTGCTCGGCATAAAAAACAATAAATTACATATTTGATAATGTTATTATAATACACGTCATTATCAAATTTTAATAGCATTATCTATCATATTATGTTTCATCTTAATATAACATTTCAAGCATACTAATACATCTACCATTGAATTATGTAGTCCTTCAATAGTTTCTCCGTCATATAGATTACTATACAATTCGCTCAATTTCGGCCATTTTTTTCGGGTTTTTTTGTCCGCATGTTTGGAAGGCACTTCAATATTGCATATTGATATGCCATTCATCATAGTACAATAACTGGTTATTCCTTTTGCTTTCTCATATTCTAAGTCAAATAATCTTAATACTTCCGGACATTTTTCTTTCAATTGTACTTCATTGCGTTTCATTTCAATAACAATCATTTTTTTATCGAAATTTATATTATGCCCTATAACTACGTCGCAATAATTGTAAGCACTGTGTAATGTTTTTAGTGCGGTTATTATACTCTTTCCTCTCTTTTTAAGCATCTTCCTTTCAATTCCTGTTATTTCTTGTGCTTTTTCGTCCATTTCAATCTCATCCGCTATCTTTACGTAGGTGTCATAGGAATGAATTATTGTTCTACTGGTGATGTCATACACAGCAAAACTCAATTGAACTATGTAAGGACATTCATCTAAAGAACATGCGTTTTTAGGGAGCAGCCCAGTTGTTTCTACGTCAAATACTAGTACCTTCATATTATAATTCTTTACTTTTCATTTATACAATAATATAAAGTATTATTATTCATTCAATTTTACATTCGTTTGAAGGCTATTTTTTTTTTGTTTGTTAAAACAAATGAACCCAAAACAAACCGTCACTTTTGTTACAGCCTATTATGACATTTATAATAGTCAACCCAATCAAAGGGGCATTGATTGGCGAATAACACATTTCGAAAACCTGCTTAATCTAGGTATACAAATGTGTCTATTTGTTGAAAAGAAACACCTTGGTCGATTTATGGAACTTGAAAAGAAATATTCTAATTTGAAATTAGCCGACCCAATCGAGTTTGACAGCTTGTTGATTTGTAAATTATTGGAAAACACAACATATAATATGCCGGAGAAACGGAATGCCACAAAGGATACCGATAAATACCTTATACTAATGAATTCGAAATCAGAATTTGTAAACAAAGCCATCGAGCATGACTTTTACAGAACCGATTATTATGCTTGGGTTGACTTTAGTATTGATTATGTATTCAAAAACAAGGACCTCACATATAAAACTATTCAAGCATTGTCTCAAAGTTATATGCTTAGACCATCTTTTTTGTTAATACCTGGATGTTACGAGATTATGGATTATGTTTCACCACAGTTTTTAAGCAATGAAATATTCTGGCGCTATTGTGGAGGGTTTTTTATAGGGTCGAAGGATAAGATACAAGAATTTTGCAACGTATATGAGAACCATTTTATGGAGTTTGTAAAAGAAACCGGGAACATATCATGGGAAGTCAACATTTGGTGTTGGTTTGAGTATAAAAAATATATTGATATATCATTTTATATTTCAGACCATAATGACCGGATTATGAATATTCCTTATTATTGCTTTGTATCTCCTTTATCCAATACATGTGTTGATTTTTATGAGTATCCTTTTTATAGATGCTATGAACCTAGCTCGGCAAGTTATATTTTCCATGATAATAAACACATACTTAATACACGATATGTGAATTACTGGTATAATGGTAGTGGGACTATGGATATTAATGACAAAGAAGGAATTATAAAATCAAAGAACATATCATGCATTTTGGATAATTCATGGAACCCGACTAATTTCAAAGAGATACACGAGAACCTAGGGATTGCTAGACAACCCTGTTCGTTTCTAGGATTAGAAGATATTCGTTTGTTTGAATACAATGCGAAATTATGTTTTATAGCAACAAGTGTCGAGCATTCCCCATATTATTATAATTCTATTATTATTGGCAAATATGACTACAAAAAAGGAGAATGTTATGATGGACGTGTTATAGGTTCTCCCTTTAATAGGCTTGAAAAGAATTGGATTCCTATCGTTAAAAAACAAGATAATGGGAAAGATACGTTATTTTTTGTCTATAGTTGGTACCCTTTACAGATTGGACGAATTAACGAAGAAGATAAGTTAATTATAGAGCATCGTTTTCAAATAAAAGACGAATTTTTCAAAAATATACGTGGTTCAAGCTGTTTTGTTGAAAAAGAACACACCCTTGTCGGTGTCGTCCATTTTAGTATCGATGGTTCTCCACGAAAATATTTTCATATGTTAGTTGCTTTAGATAAAGAAACTTTCAAGCCTCTTTATCATTCGAATTGTTTTTTCTTTTCTTCGATAGGAATTGAATACTGTATGGGATTTAATATAATAGACGAACATTATTTATTTTGGATTTCTCAAAACGATCGAGAACCTTGTCTAGTTAAAGTCCCACAAAGTTCGACTTTTTATGCCTTTTCATTTTGAATTTTTGTGTCATTAATATATAACTAATGCTTAGTCGAAAAAGACACAATAAACGCAAAAAAACAGATACTCTAAAAAAACTAAACAAAGACCATATGCGATGCCGTGAAGAAAGTACAGAAAATGAAAAAATCAATTTATTAGATAAACTGAAAGAAAAAGATTTTGATGACACTGTTATAAATTTCTTCTTTTGTAAATGCAACAACGAGAACTTTAAAAGCAAGTCTGTTATGGTCGAGATTGACTTACCAGATATAACTAAAATAGATTACAAAGTGGATGATATGACCCATCTGAGTGATCTACGTGATTTTTCAAATGAGACTAATAGATTGTTAAACGAACAAGATGTTTCTATCAAAAACATTCATGAGTATATTATTCAACTGTTCTTTTTGAACAGAAATATTTATATCCAACTGGTAGAAAAACAAGGAAAAGGACAAGATATGGATGCGTATAATTGCAAGAAAGGTCTAGTATTAAAGAAAGAATTGATAATTGAACCTGAACTAGTGTCAGTAAATGAACCCGAAATTGAAACAGCATCCATGCCTGAACCCGAAGGTGAAACAGCATCCATGCCTGAACCCGAAGGTGAAACAGCATCCATACCTGGACCCGAAGGTGAAACAGCATCCATGCCTGAACCCGAAGGTGAAACAGCATCCATACCAGTAAATGAACCCGAAATCAATAATGAACTTGAATCAGCACCCATGCCAGTGCCTGAATCTAGAGACGATGACTATATGTTTAATGATGTTGAAGAAATACCTGTATCACTCAATAAAGAAAGAGAAATAGACAATGAGTTGAGTGAAGACAATTCTACAATATCTCTTTCTGAAAACAACGATTTACGCATAGAAGACGTAGAAGATGATTTTGGAGAAGCTGAATCCGAAAATTCAGAAGAGAAGACGAACGTGCAACCAACAAATAAATTACCTGTCGACGTTGAAGCATTCGCTATTATAGACAAATTAAAAAACGATGTAGAGATCGCGATATCTTTAATAGATAACGCAGCCAAAAACATAGAAAAAGCCCCTAGTCGACCACAAATAAATATAATAAACACAACTATAAATAAAGAAATAAATGACATTTTATCAAAACCCAAATTGAAAGAGTTTGCTTCAAATACATTTATTCAAGATTTATTGTCTGACGCACATGAAGATGTTACTGCGGAAGAAATAGCATTTATTATGGAAAAAATAATATGCAATATTGGAAAGGTTGATTTGAACCTATCAAACAAAGTATTGAAAGACTTTAAAATTGTACTGGATAAATTTGATGAAGAACCCGAATTGTTGGAACTGGCTGTAGAAAATTATGTAGGAAGGACGACGGATTTGTCAGAAGATGACTTAAGAAGACCTGAAAATTTTCCAGATTGTATTCCTGACAAAGGCACAGGAGGTTCAAATAAAAAGATACAAAAGAAAACAAAAAAACACAATAAAAAACAACGCAAAAATAAGACAAAGCGTGGGAAGAAATAAAAAATATGTTGTTATTTTATAACCAATAAAATAACAAATGGAAACGCCAGAAAATAATACAAAAGAGAAAGAGCTCATAAAAGCTGCTACTATAAAAGATTTTAGCAAAGTGAAACAATTAATTGATGAAGGCATAAATATCGACGCTCAAGATTCTCAAGGAAAAACCGCATTAATGATGTCTCTAGTGCCTAATTTTAGAAACGACGATGTATTGAATTTGCTGAACACTCATTCAGAAAATGATGATATAAAAATTACAACATTTTTACTAAAAAAAGGAGCGGACGTGAATATTCAGAATACCAGAGGTGATACTGCGTTGATATTTGCTACTGAATTAAGCAACATTAATGGGATGAAGTTATTAATCGAGAAGGGCGCTGATGTTAATATAACAAATAAAAAAAATGAAAACGCTCTATTTTATACACCGAACGACGAAAATCACGCACTTGTTGTGGAAATGATGAAACTATTAATTGATGCGAATATTAACGTTAATCAGCAGGATGAACTGGGTGAAAATATTTTGATGAAATTAATTAACTCTGGAAAACCATATGCTAGTATAGAATACATTGAATTATTAATAAAAAATAACGTAGATGTTTTGGCAAAAGACATGGAGGGTCACAACGCAGTAGAGATGGCCTACCTGAATAAAGACAACCTTGATAGAGATGTAATTGAAATAATTGAAAGGAAATATATGTCATTGAGACCAGCACCAGCACCAGCACCAGCACCAGCACCTCGTTTTGGAATAAATATAAGTCATACAGCAAAACATTTTGATTTGATAGAAGTCATAGAACAAGACGTATTAATTGCGGATTACATAAAAGAAGACCCAATGAATGTAGTTATCATGTATAATACAAATCAATATTTCTTTACGACTAGTTCTATCATAAAAAACGCATATCTTGATAGAAATAATGTTGTCTTCGGATGCCCTACACCAGATTCTTATACAGATGTAGACAAAACCACTCCCTATTTTAACTTGAGGTCAATCGGTTTGACAACTGATTACCAATTTTGTAATATGAGCGCATTTCTGAAAAACGAAGAATCACAGTTGTTTGTTGTTTACGGTATGAACACAAAATATCCTAGTTTTACGTCCTACACTAATCTATATAATCCAACAGAGGAGTCTATTATTAGTGGGATACATTGTCAAGAAGGACAGAAATCCCATGTAGCCCGTTTGTATCTGGGTTATCCTGCTTTAGAAAATAATACTATTCCTACAAAACAATCTATTAATACTCAAAATAATCTAGACGCAGCTGTAATATCAGAAACACAATCTGGCGAAGGGAAAAAAAGAACAAAACCTAGAAAAACAAAGAGAAAAAATATATATACAAAAAAAGGTAAACGTACAAGAAACAACAAGCCAAAAATTTAGGTGATTGTAAAATAATATGTGACATTATTATATATTATTAAATGGATAACCATAAAGGACAAACAAAATATTCGATTACGTTGAATAATGATACATCAGACATTGTAAAGATTACACGTGCTGAACCGGGGAATGTTCCGGGAAGATGGGGTTCTGAAAAAGAAGTTAAATTGGATTCTATTAGCGAAGATATTTATGGAACTAGCAAACATGAAGCAGAGAAAATGTATGATGAAGCAGTCAACCCAAAAATAGATGATGCGGGACAGGAGAATGATGACAATGAATCCGCGATTCCTGTGGTCGAGAAGAACGCGAATGAGGAGGAAGAGGAGAAGGAGAAGGCCAATACACCTGTGGTCGATGAGGATGACAATAAGCCAGAGTCAGAGTCCGCAGAGGATGATGACAATACGCCAGTGCCAGTGCCTGATGTGAAGCCAGAGTCAGAGTCCGCAGAGGAAGAGGAGGAGAATAGGCCTATTAGTACGCCTAGAGAACAAAAATTAACACCTATGAGTGAGCTAAAATCAAAATTAGCAGACTTAGAAAGAAAAGAAACGATTGTAGGTGAAGGAAGAAGGACTCGTAAACACAAAAAACGCACTACTAGAAAGAAAAATAGAAAAGGAGCTCATGGCAAATCTAATAAAAAAGGTAGAAAAAATACTCGTGGAAAAAGATAGAAACAAATAATTTTGATAGAAATTTGTTTCTATAGATAATATAACTTTAAGTAAAATGAATCAAGACAACGATTTTATGAAACAACTAACAGATACACTTTATAAAGATGTCGTTCAAAAATTAGAACCTCCATTGCCTCAAGTACCTCCAAATGACAAAAATAACACAACAAATCCGATTATTGATACACAACCACTAGTAGCACCACCGTTGCCTCCATCGGTAGAAAATGTTGAAGGAGAGGATGAAGAAGGAAGTGAATTTCATGATGTTCCAGGAGAGGATGAAGAGGAAGAGGGAGATACAGAAGAGGAAGAGGGAGATACAGAAGAGGAAGGAGGAGAAGAAAAAGATGGAGATACAGAAGAGGAAGGAGGAGAAGAGGAAGAGGGAGATACAGAAGAGGGAGATGGAGAAGAGGAAGATGGAGATACAGAAGAGGAAGAGGGAGAGGAGGAGGAAGATAAAGAGGAAACAACCCAACCTACGATAAGAGCAAATAGTTTGAATTTTGATGCCATAATAGATGAGAATGAACTACTTTTAACTGGAAATTCAATGGAAGAACAACAAAAAATAGTCAATGCTGCGTTAGCTGCTCTTCTGGCATCAAAACAACCAACAGATGAAATTCCGATAGATGACAAAGCAAGCCAACAACAAATAGTCAATGCTGCGTTAGCTGCTCTTCTAGCATCAAAACAACCAACAGAGGAAATTCCAATAGATGATAAAGCAAATCAACAACAAATAGTAAATGCTGCGTTAGCAGCACTTCTGGCATCAAAACAAACAAGTGATGAGGGAATTCCAATAGATGATAAAGCCATCCAACAACAACTAGTCAATGCGGCGTTAGCCGCTCTTTTGGCATCAAAACAAACACTTGACGACAAAGGACAAATAAAACCTAACCAAAGACTTTCACAAATGTTACAAAGATTAGAACAAACGAAACAATCCGGACTAAGTGGTATTTCTACAATGAAAGATTCTATGAAAGAAATGTATAAAAACATACCAACAATCGAAATGCCAAAATTCATGGCAAATATATTTGAAGGTTTATTAGAACCTGACCTAGAATATTATAATGTTCCGGAGAGTATAACTAGTAAAATTAGCGAATCATACAATGATTATAAGGTAGTCGCCATAAAATGCAATAGTTGGGACGAAAATAAATATTGTAAAGAGGAGGGAGGCAAATATTATTTATACTCAAGCAAAGACGATAAACCCAAAATAATAGTCTTAGATGCGAAAGGTGAAGAAATAAAATGAATTTCATAAAAATATATTAAACATATTATTATGAAAATAGTAAATGGAAACAAACAACTATATCTATGCTATTGTCAAAATACCAATTTTATTGACAGAAAATGAGAAGATAGAAACTCTGAATGATTATATTCAAATAGAATTTGAAAAATGCGACAATTTGCCAGAAAAAAACATCCATCCAGTTAATAATGACATTGTGTCTAGAATAAAGGAAATATTGAATAGTGATGAGTTGGAAGAAAACAATACCAATAATGAAGAGACACCATTGGAAAATACATGTTCTTCTGATGAAGAACATGAAACGAAGGAAGAAAAAGACACGTTAACAATAACATTAAACGAGTTATTAAATAAACCAAAACGGAAGCCTTCACAAAACGCTACTTTCAAAAAATATAAAAGTCGTCATTTACGAAACACAATGCGAGTAAATCCTTAAAATGATGGACGTTGGTCTTTACGAACCACAAGCGGTTCGGGAATAATAAGAGGAGTTTTATCCATAATGTTAAGAGATTTACGAGGAATGTATTGAGGTGTAACGTCTTTATGGGGATTTACTAAATTGGTTACGCCAATGCCGAATAATTGTGATTCTACATCACATGCGTTTTTGGTTAAAGTATCAGCAGTCATACGACCAGACAATAATCCGTTTCCTGCGTGTAGAGATTCAATCGGTTTCCTAGAATTTTCAAATGTCATAAAACCAAGTCTATTTTGATGAGCGTTGTTCTCTAATTTATAATTGCCAGCGCTATTTTTATTTCTAGTAGAAGCCATCGTATATTATATATTAATAAGATATTTATACAAAATTTTATTGATATAGTTTATTGTATAAAACCTTATAGCTAGAGTTAGTTTCATTGAATTTTTCAGGGTCTTTACAAAAATCCACATAACATGGTATAAATAAGTCCAAATAATCATAACTAAACATGATAGCAACGCCAATATTTACGTCATCAGAGAGCATGAACGATGCACCTTTAATATAAATTTTATGAAACAAGGAATGGTGTTTTGTATGATTATAAATCAAATCCATATGTTCGTTAGCTGCAGCTTCATCATATTCTAACTCGTCCTTCGATTCAATATCAATGTCGTTATCTAGACTGACCGCAGGATAGTTATTTTTATTCATTGAAAATAACATTCTGAGTATGTTCCTATATTGAGTAGTATCACTGTAACTAATTCTCATATTTTCCCAATTAGATACATCCAGCATCTTTACTAAACATACATAGTAACTTTTATGTATGTTTCAAATGAATTATACAGTAGGGAAAAATTCCCAATCTAGGTCTTTACACACTTTCTTCCATATCATGTCTTGTTCTAACTGTTTTTCGCGGTCTTTCATCATAGGAATATATGGCAAATATTGGGTCTGGTCCAATAAATGACATAATTGATACAATGTATATGTGTAGTTAAAAAAGTTAGTTCTGTTGGCAGGGCAATGAACCGCCCATGGTTTTTGAATTTCGATAAACAGGACACATAATGTTTCATGTAATTCTTCATTCATGACTGGAGGTTTTATACCAAACAGTGAATTTATGTATTGAATATGTTCGAAATATTTATTGAGACCAAGCTTTCTTAATATATCACGCATTTTGTTATAATTAATGGTAGAAATATCATGGATTCGCTCTTTTTTAATGCGCGCTTTAATTGCGTCAATAACTTCTTCGGGTATTTGCGTGGTTTCCTTTGCTTGAAATTGTGATAGAATTTCTTTGAAATGATTAAGGCGGATATATGCTGTATAAGACACTTCATTTGGAGGGTCCTTATTGTTGGGTTTAGAGCTGTCAACAATATACGTGATGAATTTAGCACAGTCTGGGTTGTTGCATATAAGAATGCCCTCTTCATCTTGAGGTATCATTTCACCTTCCATACAAGATTCACATAAATCCGATTCAATTGTAATGTCTTGGTTAATTGTCGCTTCACTATTGACATTTCTCCAATAACTTTGATAATATTGTTTAGACTGTGAGTATTTATTGCTTTGAATATTTGACGATTCTTCTGAGGTTGATTTTATTTTGAAAAAATTATGAATGGCCCTTGAATGTTGATTTGTCTGTTCCCGTGTAGAAATGGATTTTTTCTGTTCAAAATAGTCAAAAATGTATTTCGAATTATCCAAAAAGTATTTCTTACGATTGGTCTTAATATTCTTAATTTTGTCTCTTAAAAGGTGTATTTTATCACGAGTCTCCATATATTCTTCTACTTGATTGTCTTTCAATGATCGAATATATTCCTTCAATTCATCCTTCTCTTTTTCCAATTGTGGCAATAATTCAGTTTCGTCTTTTTTAAATTCGTCTAGAAAGTCACTATGTTTTTCATCAATGGTATGAATAGATGAAGCAGTGTTTTTCGCAGACATTTATCGTTTTAATTAAAATAGAAACGTGTTTTTATGTTAATTTTCAAGAATAGGATTATTTATTTTTTATTTTTCGTCTTTCGTCTTTTATTTTTTGTTTTTCTGTGTGTTGTTTTTGCTTTTTTTGCTTTTTTTGTTTTTCTGTGCTTTCGTTTAGTGCGCTTTTTGCCTTTTCCACCATTCCGTACGGAACCAGTAGATGTATTGCTATTAACAGTTATAACAGAGCCATTAGTACTAGTTGTATCTGCTGTATTTGTGGCTTTATTTATGTCAGACATACCATGAATCCCGGTTTGTTTGTCTGTTTTATTTAAATAATTGTATTCGAGGCCATCAAAGAAAACGGAAGACACAGTATATCCTGGTGGCCTATTTTTATCAGGGAAATTAGAATTCCATTCCGCAGGTATCTTTGTAGGAGTTTCCTCATTGCCAATTATGTGAGAACCCATCACATTTTTTGATTCTATAAAATAGTATTCTTTTCCATCTTGTTCTATAATACTTGTTTCAATCAATGATACAGTTTTTGATTCATCGCCTTTAATGCCTAATAAAAGTTTGGTAGAATCAATAAATTTCAAAAGCATAAAAGTATACTTAGTTAATTTTTGTAAACCTTCAGGCAATTTATTAAAATGGTCTTGATATGCCCCGCCACGAAGTCTTTTAATACTTTCATCTTCTCCCTCGTCGGTCCCGTCTTCTCCCTCATCGGAACGACCTCTTTTCTTTGATTTGGATGGTGACTGTTCTACCTCCATTGCGGCTTCGACTGGTGGTGCGGGTGGTTGTTCGACGTTCATTGCCGGCTCGACTGGTGGTGCGGGAGGCTGTTCGACGTCCATTGCCGACTCGTCTTTTGTCACTGGTGGTAATGGCTTTCTACCAAAACTGGAACTCTCTATAATATTGACTAATTCACGAGTACTGTTATCCAATACATCTTCAGACATTTCTTCAGACATTTCTTCGACATCTAATATCGTGTATAATTCACTATCAGTTATTGTGAGTACATCAAATAGGTTTAATAATTTTTCATATCCATTGGATTCAACATAAAACATACATATTATCAAAAAGTTATTTGCATCCGTGATAAACGCGTCCAGCTCTGTTTTCAAATACGTATTACCACTTCGCAAAGTAGTGGTATACGTCTCTATCAAAAATAAGAATGACTCTATTATTTGTGTTTCTGTAATAATCTCATTTCCAAACGTCTCTAATGCTTCATCGCCAGCTCCACCGGTTTGCCCGAAGTTTGGTAGGTTAAATGAATCAAAGTATTTTATGTCGCCAGTTGAGGTGGTAGAATAATATACAGTATCTATTGTTAAGAGATGCCAGTGTGGAGTTACTGTTTTGCCATCATATTGTTGATGTTTCAATATAGAATAAACTTTATCGAATGCGTCGCGAAAATCATTATTGTCTATTGTATCTACCAATATATATTCTATTATCAAATCTTGTAATTTTGTTAAAATTATTAAGTCTATATCGTGAGGATTTTTGTCAGCACACCATTTAAATAATTGAAATATATAGTATTGAACGTGTAACTTACGACATTCATTCAAAAAATCTGTTTGCGTTTGCGTTTGCTCTTGAGTTTCAGCTATTGACAATTTGTATTCCGCGATATTGTAGCGTCTTTTATTTTGTTTGGTTGTTTTTACCGTATCAAGATTATTGTAGGCTATTTCAACTTTAATCTGTATGTCTTCCTCAATCTTCCTTATGCGTTCATTTATAACAATAGTAGAAAGAGAATTTGATATATTATTGTATATCTCCGTTTTAATTAAATTATTCTTCTCATTTTTGATATCTGCGATAATGTTTTCTTGGATTTTAATAATTTCTTTTATTTTTTCTTGTTCCATTTCTTTAGTTAAGATAATTGATTTTAGGATTTCATTACCATATTTAGTTTGTAAATTAATTGTTTCTTGATTCTTTAACGCAGACGCCAACAATTCTACACTGTCTAATTTATTTTCGTAAACGTGAAGTTCAAAATTTTCGACAGATGGAGAATCACCCAATAAAAGACATTTTCTAGACGCAACCCCAAAATCAAACAAAAATTTATCTAATGTCACACAATACGAACCAGATGCGTTAGGGTAAATGTGTGATAATATCTGAGCGTCGGATAATCTCAATTGGTCTCCTATTGTTTTCAAAGAAGTCAGTATAACGAGTATTTCACTAGGAGATACATCCCCTTCAACAACTTGGTTTATGCTTGTTATAATATTATTAAAAAACCCAGAAAAAAATCCTTGCCTTGCGGTTACCCCTTTTGGTGCTTTTTTTCCGCGAGACAATGCTGTACTTACACTTCCTAATAATGAAAATACACATCCTGTCTTTTTCTTTTTCTTCACATTTGTTAATATATTATTGTATATGAAAAGAGATATATCAGCTACAGAAGGAGCGAACCCGGATATATCTGCTATTTTATTTCTAGGATGGAAGAATGAAGTAGATTTATTTCCAGAACGGTGAAAAGTGAATTGTATTTTTCCTTTATTATTTCCATCTGTAGATATTTCTAGTTCAATAGGAATGCCCTTCAAAAAACAATAATGGAATCGGTTTGTATAGGAATTATTTTGTTTATTATCCTGGACTCCATTGGTTTGTTCGTTTTTGACAGACGCCGGGTCTAAATGGTCGCCAAAGATTGCTTGAGATTTGTTATTGACACCGAATAATGGTTCTAATATAGTATCTTTTGAAATGTGGGTTGCGTCAATAGTATATGAGCGTTCTGTAAAATTAAACGTATTTGCTAATTCATCCCGAAGTATTTGATTATCTTTCAAATTATTTTTTTTACCCACACTAATCGAAAAAATCCCGTGATCTCCATATGTCTCTCTATCGCACTTTAACCTTTTTAATTCACCATTATCGATTTGTTTATTTTTATTTATTATTCTGTAATCACTTTTGAATGGGCGGTCTATACAATATGTTTCTATTGGATTACTGTCTTCTTTGTGAAATAACGAAACTTTAATTTTGTCACCTTTTTTGAAAGGATGTTTTTCGAGTCCGGATGTAAAATCAAATATATCGTGTACTGTATTTGCGGTTTGAGACAATCCTTTACTAATTAAAGGAGGTAAAGATGACCCATCTTCTCGAATTAACTCTTTTATTAGATAATAGGTTGCTAAATCCTTATCTACTAGGCCAATCAATTGTTCTTTTGCTATACTATTATTACAGTCAGTTATATTAATATATGATCTATCGCTAGAACTGCCCCCTTCAAAATCGTGCTTTCCATCAAGAATACGATATAAATTTACCATAAATTTATTATAATGAATTTTAGTGACATTACCACTAACGTCAAGCTTGTAATCATCAATACACTCATTCGTGTCGGTTAATGTTTCTTTAATGTTAATAGAACTCATGATATATGATATATGATATATATATAGGTACAAATAAACTCGTAGACAAAAACAAAAATAAGTATATTAAATTTGTATATGGCAATGACAACAAATCAAATAGATATAGAAAAGTCCAACCTTACACCAAAAGCTATACAAAAGTTATTATTTATATCGAATGCTTTAGATAATGGGTGGTCTGTGAAGAAATCGAAGGACTCTTATATTTTCACTAAAAGGCATGAAAATAAAAGAGAAGTATTCCAAACAGATTATTTAGAAAAATTTGTATTGACGAATGCTGTTGGGGATATTTTGCCAAAATGATTTATTTTAATTATGTATTTTTGTAATTTACAAATAGCAATTACAAAAATAAAAAAGCAACAATTTGTGACTGTAAAAGATAAGGTTTGTATAGAGTTATTAAATTATTTGTATGACACGTAAACATAACAGGGATTATCGTGTCTTTTTTTGGTAGTTGAAAGGATTAGAATGTTTAGGAATTTTTTTGTGTATTTTTTCCAGATTTTTTTCTATACTAATACTATATAATCCAAAATGGCTGGAGGACTTATGCAACTTGTCGCCTATGGCGCCCAAGACGTGTTCCTTACTGGAACCCCAGAGATCACTTTCTGGAAGGTGTCTTACAGACGCCACACTAACTTCGCGATGGAGTCCATCGAGCAGACCTTCTCCGGACAGGCTGACTTCGGACGTCGCGTGACCTGCACTATCTCCCGTAATGGTGATCTTGCTTACCGCACCTACCTTCAGGTGACTCTTCCTGAGATCAACAAGGGCCATGCTAGTCATGCTCGTTGGTTGGACTTCGTGGGAGAACAGCTTATCGCCCAGGTGGAGATTGAGGTTGGAGGTCAGCGCATCGACCGCCAGTACGGTGACTGGATGCACATCTGGAATCAGCTTACCCTCTCCAAGGAGCAGCAGGCTGGTTACTACAAGATGATCGGCAACACCACCCAGCTCACCTACGTGACTGATGAAAACTATGCTGATGTGTCTGGACCTTGCGCCGGTGCCGGTGCCCCTTCCCAGGTGTGCGCCCCCCGCAATGCTCTTCCCGAGACCACCCTTTACGTGCCCCTTCAGTTCTGGTACTGCCGCAACCCCGGTCTTGCTCTTCCTCTGATTGCCCTTCAGTACCACGAGGTCAAGCTTAACATCGATTTCCGCCCCATTGGTGAGTGCCTCTGGGCTGTCAGCAACTTGGCTGGCAGTGGAAACGTCCAGGCCTCCACTGCTTACCAGCAGTCTCTTGTTGCCGCTTCTCTGTACGTGGACTACATCTTCCTTGATACCGATGAGCGCCGCAAGATGGCCCAGAACCCCCATGAGTACCTCATCGAGCAGGTCCAATTCACTGGTGACGAGTCTGTGGGTTCTTCCTCCAACAAGATCAAGCTGAACTTCAACCACCCCTGTAAGGAGCTTGTGTGGGTGGTCCAGCCCGATGAGAACGTTGATTACTGCGCCTCTTTGGAGGGTGGCAACAACGCTCTTTACAAGACCCTTGGCGCCCAGCCTTTCAACTACACTGATGCCGTTGATGCTCTTCCCAACTCCGTTGCTGCCTTCGGTGACGACCTGGCCTCCCCTACTGCCGTGATTAACGACGGTGTCCTTGAGGACTCTGCCGGTGGTCTTTCTGATGCCAGCACCTTCGTGCTTGCCGAGACCGCCCTTGACATGCACTGCTGGGGTGAGAACCCTGTCGTGACTGCCAAGCTTCAGCTTAACGGCCAGGACCGCTTCTCTGAGCGTGAGGGTTCTTACTTCGACATGGTCCAGCCTTACCAGCACCACACCCGTGCCCCCGATGCCGGTATCAACGTGTACTCCTTCGCCCTTCGCCCCGAGGAGCACCAGCCTTCTGGCAGCTGCAACTTCTCCCGCATTGACAACGCCGTCCTTCAGCTTGTGCTTTCCAGCAACACCGTGTCTGGAACCAAGACTGCCAAGGTCCGTGTGTACGCTGTGAATTATAATGTTCTCCGCGTTATGTCAGGAATGGCGGGTATAGCGTACTCAAATTAGTCAAAGTGCCTGGAATAATGCTGGGATAGGGACCTACAAAACAAAGGAACCTACAAATTAAAAATTCATTAATTATATTATCAAAAACACCAAAAAATAATTAAAAAATCATACACTTAATTATTTTTAATAGAACATAAACACTATCAATATGTACGGGGACCTACATAATAATATGTATCCAATAAATGGGAACCAACAAATTAAAAATAATATTAAACGCTACCTATTTTTAATTTAACTAGATGATGCTTTCTTTTTCGCACGATATTCCGCGAGTTCTTTCGCTTTCATTTTCTTATATTCCTCATTGCCGTATTTTTCACGCAACGCTTGTCTTTGTTTCTGCTTTTTAATTCTTGCAGTCTCACGTATTTCTTCTTTTGTTTTTTTCTGTTTATTTTTTACAATCCTCTTATTTGAATTTATTTCATTATCTTTTATAACTTCTTTTTTGTCTTGAATGTTATTGTAATATATTTTCCTCATCTTATCAATCCAATCATTCATATCATAATCGCGTTTCATATAGTTACATTCTGAACAACAAGCTTGTATGTTTGTAATAGTATATCCCTGTTGGTTATCTATTCTATCTATTCCGTTATTATGAAGATGATTGCCCTCTTTTCCACAGATGTAACAAGGACGTTGTATCATTTTATTATACATTTCGTTTGTTATATCAAATGCGAGCCCTTTTTTTCTTGCTCTATACTTGTATTTACTATATGGTGTTCCTGAAATATCACACATCAATTCATAACAATAATTGCCTTTAATAATTCCATTATAAGTTAATATATGTTCTATTTTGTTATAGAAATAATCCACGCCATAACTCCCTTTCATAAAATTACACATAGTACAACTACTTACGCAATTATCCAATGTATAACCAATATTAGAATCTTTACGGTCAATGCCGTTAAAGCCTTTGTCCTGAATAACATCACAATAATAACAAGGTTCTGAAACAATATTATCAAAATCATTAAAAGACAAATCAAAATCTAACCGTTTGTCACGTGCTGTTCTTGAATATACGTTGTATTGAAGTTGCTTAGATTTTTTCTTGTTTTCGTTATTGTCTACTACTTTCTCGGGATTATTCTCCCGCCATTGCTTCGCATTTTCCGCATTTTTCTTCAAATAGCCATCCATATCATTTTCTATCTGTCTTTGCCGATAATTCATAGTAGTCAATGCCACTTTTTCATAATTATTTTCTTTCCATTCTTGTTTCTTTTCTTTGCGTTCTGGTTTTTGTTCTGCGATACGAGCAACTGTGTTACGATGTTCCTTATCGCGTTTTTCATCTTGAAGTTTATTACGTTCACGACACATTGAACACGTCTTCGTAGAACCTTTCTCTCCTTCAAACATATCTTTTGACCGATTTTTACAACAAGAACCGCAAAATTGGTGTGTATCATTCAACTCTGTTGACACATTGCCACCTCCACGACGTTTTCTATCTCTCTCACGTTCCTTTTCCAAGCACGTTTCACAAGACGATTTTGAATAATCATTCTCCAATTGTGTTTTACAACCACGCACATAGTTTTTACACATCTTCTTTCCCAAAGCACGTGTTTCATCAATAAATAGATTGATTTGATGCTTCATACAATAATCATTTTCGTCACTTTTCTTGAACGTACAATTGTCCGCTTTACATAATACTTTTGTTTCTTTTTGTTTTTCTTTACTTGATTTACAGCGTTGCTTACAGGTGTCACATGTTTTCACACCATCTATCAAGTAATATTGTTTTTTACATCCCGAACACTTGGTTAATCCGTTAAGCATTTCTTCTGTATAATCCTTCATATATTGATGAAATTTGCAGCATTTTGTATCTTGAATAGCTTTATTGCGACAGGCATTATCGTTTCTATCTTTTCCAATACATTTATTCATCTCTTAATGTACACCGATAAAATATTTCTATATAATTATTATATTATAATTATATAAATTACTAAACTTCGGAAGTTTCTATTTCAACCCTTTCTAATAGCAATCGTTTTTTCTCTTTCGCATTCAAATAAGCTGTTCTCGCATATTGTTTCTTTTTTTCAGTCGATAGATTACCGTGATAATTCGTACGTTTTTGATATTCACTTACTTTTTGTTTATGTTCTTCTTTATGTTCCTGGTAATATTTTTTACTACTTGGTGGTGCTGTGTACCTTTTTAAATGGGCTTTTAACTCTTCTACTTCTTTCTTTAATCGTTTATTTTCTTCTTTCAATTCATTTATTTGTATTATCAAGGGGTCTTCGGATGGCATCTATATAATAGAGTGATATATTCCTTATATTTTTTACATCCATGATATTGTAATCACTGCCTATATGATTTGATAAAATTGAAAAAAATCAATTCTAATAGATTTTACTAATTAAAGACACTTACAAAATGAACTTCCAATTTGAATTAAATACAACAATTAGTGAACCACTGCGTGTCATTGTAGATAGCAGCAATACTACAATGAAAGAATTACACTCAAAAATATGCGACGAAATATCAGAGAATACGACATTCAAAGAAGAAGATATATTAGATATATTCGCTCAAGATGTTTTGTCTAATGGAACACTATCTATACCAGCAAACAATCAACTTGTAAAGGACTTTATTCCAATGAACCGAGATTATTTTCCATTTGGTCTAGTTTCCAAAAATATATATAAATTATATGTAATTGATAGAATGTATAATGAACGAGTCAAATCACCGCCTCCACGAGAGCCTGTAAAACGAGAAATCAAAATGAATCACTCTACAGGATTCGTCCAAACAATAAAAAACATATTATCTTTCAAATAAATTAATCATAATGATATTGTTTCAACTGTGTATTCCATACATATTCTCCTAACAATGTCAAAAAACTACCAAACAACATTAATACACGAAACAGCAATTGGTCGTTCATTTCTACAGAGGTCTTTATAAATTCACTAATGGCATGAAGTTCACCTAGTATATTATGTAAAGCAGCGACCCGTTTGTCTGTAGAATATACCCTGTCAGCTCCTTTCAAATAAGACCCTTCCATCTCCAATAAAAAACCATGTTTCGTGCTTTTATCTCTACAATCTTTGAAGTCTAAAAACACTGTATAATATTGTTTTTGTTGCATCGGACACATGGGTCGTATCATGCTATGGTATACTTCTATCAAACCACAGCAATTGCTTCTTGCGGCAAAGTAATTATCTAGAAATAAATCGGCTGGGGCACTACATAGCATCATAAATTCTATATGCCTTCGTAAAAAGACATCTATTCTTTGAAATATATTATTAATGTCATCGTCAAGTTCGTTTAAGAAATATAAAGGTCCTTTGTTTCTTGTAGTTTCACTATCTTCCATTATTTCTTTTGCTAATTTTTGTATTTCTAATATTGATTTATTTGAATCTTCATACATCATCGTTAGTTCTCCCATATATTGAACGAATTTGAATTTATTAACTTTATTGTTATAAAGACTATTCGTGTAAAAACAAATTTTATCCCAAATTGTCAGATTTTTTATTTCCATTTTATTAAACCATTTCCTTAATACTGCTTCTGAATGGTTCTTAACTACAAATTCATTTACGGTCCGCCTATTAAAAAAACTTAAGGTAGTGTTATGATTAGTAGTTAACACACGCATATCAATGTCGTTATTGTCTTCATCCGCCATATATTTTTCTGCTTCTGTATAATCTTTTATGCCTACGTCCTCATATTGTCCGAGCAAGTCTCTTCGCATACTTTTGATAAATTCTAGGTCACGTTCAGACCTTGAATTTATATCAAACTTATCAGTTTCTTCTGATAATAGATTGTCGTTATCATTCTCTCCTTCCTCTAAATCCAATGATTTATTTGGTACAACATCATTATATGATGTATCACTCATCAATATATATTAGTGTTAGATTTACATCCGACTTCACTAAATTTCTCTGTTAATTCTTTTGGAACATTGCTTGAAGATGTCATATAAAAATTAGGGTATATAGAATGAACGAATGCTTGAATAGACTTTTTGAAAAAGTAAACAGACAACTTGAACGAAAATAAAAAATGCTTGAAATAACTCATGCATACATTTTTTGGATGGTCTGTAAATATAGAAAATACATTAGCAAACATATGTATAAACAACATAAATACTTTTCATGAATCTTAATAATGACCGAAAAATATATCGAGATAAAGAACTTGCGTTTTGACTACGATGACAAAACAATATTCAAAGATTTGTCACTTGAATTGTACAGCAACAATTGTTATATATTAACTGGACTCAATGGGTGTGGAAAATCTACATTAATGAAAATTATTAGTGGAAAATGTCTATGTGAATATGATAAAGTAAAAGTCCTAGGGAAAGACCCGTTTCGCGACACATCACTTAACAATGACATCGCATATATTGATAACAATTGGGGGACTCAAACCGTCGCTTATAGTGGGTATAATGTGCCGCTTCAATCTAGTCTTCAAGTAAAAGACATGATGAAAGACCTGAAACTCAAATACCCTGAAAGAAACAATGAATTATTGGAATTATTGGATATTAATCCAGAGTGGCGGTTAAACGCGGTAAGTGAAGGACAGCGTAAACGAGTACAATTGTATCTCAATTTAATAAAACCGTTTAAGGTCTGTTTGTTAGACGAAATTACTGTTAATCTTGACCTTTTGGTAAAGGACAGATTTATGAATTATTTGAAACTTGAGACAACTCGTAGAAAATGTTGTATTATATATGTAACACACATATTTGATGGACTGGAGGATTGGGGTACAAAACTCATATATATGAAGAATAGTAACGCAATTGAAATGACAGATGTTGCCAGCATACCAAGCATTTATAAATATCTATTATCTAACTTTAAAACAGATTACGTGAAAACAATCGAACATGACGATAGTCATCGCAATGTGAGTCGAAAAAACGCTGGAGGCTACTCTCATGGTGTGCTAATAAATTATAAAGACCTTCGTAATAAAAATTGAATAAAGAACATAAATATTATTATACAGTATAGTTAGCATATTATGAGCGCAAAAATGGAATTTTCGAACCTTTCAAAAGACCTTACCAAGACTATTGACAATGCTACAAAAAAGAAGGAAGGCATTTATTTCACTCCACAAACAATCGTAACACATACATTAGACCGTATCAAGCAAGAAGGCACAGAAATAAAAGACATTCTTGAACCATCATGTGGTTCGTGTGAATTTATAGAAAGCATCGACATCCATTTCAACGATGCGAATATTACTGGGATAGAACTAAATCAAGATATTTTCAATAGCATCAAAGATAAGACACTTCAAAATAATAAGATTGAATTGATTAACCAAAATTTTCTAGAATGGAATCCTCAGGATAAAAAATACGATTTGATTGTTGGCAATCCTCCCTATTTTGTAATGAAAAAAACCCAAGTGGATGAGAGATTTCATGAATTCATTGACGGAAGACCAAACATTTTCACATTATTCATTATTCACTCTTTACAATTCCTTCAAAAAGACGGGTTTATCGCATTCGTCCTGCCAACCAATTTTGTAAATTGTCTTTATTATTCCGCTATCAGACACCATATTTACGATAACTTCAAAATTATCGACATTATACATAATGATAAAAATCTCTTCATGAATACAGCACAGGACACCATTATATTTATTATTCAAAATAAAACTCCAGATGACGGGCATAACGACCAATTTACAGTAAACCGTTCATCC